CGGCACCCACGCCGCTGTCCCGCAGGCCCCCGTTCCCGTCAAGCTCCACGAAATTCCCGGCCGGGCCCGGCACCGAAGGGTACGACCCCGTCGGCCCCCGCGGGCCGGTGGGGCCGACGGGGCCGGTGGGGCCGTGGAGCGCGTTGACGAAGACGGGGGCGGCGCCGGGGAAACCGGGGGCCGGGGGGCACGGGGGTCTGGGAAACCGGCTCATTGCGGGTCTCCTTTCGGATCAGCGGAAACCGCGGGGGCGCCCCGGGCCAAAATGACGTTCGTCCGCAACCTGCCGTTCCGCGAGACGATCACGAAGGCGAAGCCGGCCGCCGTCCCGACGGCGTTCTTCGGCCAGCCGTTGTAGCCGTCCGCGATGTTCTCAAACCCGCGCGTGGTGCGGCTCGTCGAAATCCAGTCGAACTTGCCGCCGCGCCAGGCGCCCTTGGCGTCGCGCACGAACAGGCAGGCAAGGCACGCGGCATCGGAGCGCGACGACGCGCCCAGCATTTCGCATCCGCCTTTGGCCCATTTGTAGGCCATCCCGGACGCCGAGACCTTGAGCGCGGCGATTTCGCAGCCGTCCACGGGCAGCGCGCCCGCGCCGTTGAAGCCTCCGTAGACCCATTGGAGGGATGCAAAATCCACGGCGCCGGCGGCGGTCGTTTCGCTGGACACGCTGATTTCCGTCATGCAACCCGTCCCCCCGCTTTCCGCGAGCGCTCCCCCAATGGAGGCCCCCGCCCTGTCGCGGCCTGCCGCTGCGGCACCCGCCGCCCCGGCCTGTGCCGGCGCCGTGGAAACAGTGCAAATCTCGTAGACCGGCTGGTCGCCGGAAAGTTCGAACACGCGGGGAAGGGGCGCGCACCCGCCGCAGGACGCGACCATCGCGAAGAGCAGGGCGGCCAGCCCGCCGAACGACACCAGGGCGAGAAGCAGCTCCGCCCAGTCGATTCTGTCCTTCCTAGTCATTGGGAACCTCCTTCTTCATTGCGCGGTGGTAGACGCCGCCGAACAGGCGGCAAAGCGAATGCGCCACGCGGGCTATCACGTTTCCGCCCGCGCGCCATATCGGCGACTTCTGCGCCGCCGCCTCGTCCTCGATGGCGTTGCCGAGCATATTGTCCGCAAGCCAGCGCACATCGCCCGCGTTCCAGCCCCACGCCCGGGCGATGTCCTCCCAATAGGCGTAGATGGCGTCGTGGCCGATGGCGGCGCGGACGAGGGATATTTTGCCGATTCTGTCCGGCGAGAGGCTGGCCCCGTCGCAGAACGGCTCGCGGCCGCCGGTGGCGTAGGCCACCATGACGCCGTCGGTTATCTCGAAGTCGGCGCAGCGGTAGTCCGGGACGCCGACGGTTATCATGCCCGAAGGCAACTTTATCGGCCCGTCCGTGAACCACCCGAGTCGAAAGTCCTTCAGCAGCCGCAGCCGCCTGTTCTGGTCTATCTCAATCCACTTTTTCACTTGTTTGTAGCCTTTCCAGACGATCTTCGCGGCCTTCGCCGCCATGGCGGGCGTCATCGCGCCTCGCCCCTAGTTGACCAGCGTCGGCGAGACCGACGGCAGCGTCTGGGTGAAAAACCTGTCGAAGTCGGCGCGGGAGAGCTTGACGCCCGTGTGGCCGAAGACGCCGAAATCAAGCGGCACTTCGATGTTGTCGCCACTGTGGCTCAGGCCCGCCGCGACGATGCCCCTTATGGCGTCGACGTCGATCATGCCCTGCCCGTCGGTGTATGGCGCGAGCATCGCGTCCACCTTGCCGCCCGACGCCGCGAGGGCCGCGCCCGCCAGGAACTGCATGAACGGCGGCTTGACGGCGGAGATGAACTCGGCCTCGAACAGGGCGAGGGCTTTCTTGAAGTCGATGGCTGACACTTTCATGCTGGCTTCCTCCTGGCGCCGTCCGCCCCGTTGCGCACCGGGGCTTCAGGCGAAGCGCGTCTAGCCGTTCGTGGTGGTCGCGGCCGCGGGCTTGGCGGCGAACGGGCCGACCGTGAGAGCGGCCTCGCTCGCGGCCATCACGGGCTGCTTGATGTAGAGGCCGGTCATGGCGTTCAGCGTGGCGACCTGGTTCTGGAGGAGCCCGATGACGCCGGTCTGCTGCGCGTTGATGACGGCCTGCGTGGCGTTCGCCGTGTTCATCGCGGCCTCGACCTTCTCGATCTTGTCGGCGAGGCGGCGCTCGGCCGCGAGGACGGCGGCGTCGGCGTACTTCTCGGCGCGGAGCTGGCCGATTTCCGAGTCCTTCTCCGTCAGCTGGCGCTCGCAGCTGAGACGGGTGTCGAGCTCGCGCTGGGACACGGGAGGTTCGCGGTTGCCGCCGCCGAGGTTGAGTCCCCCGGGACCGAAGAGGCCAAGCGCGCCCGCCGTGCCAAGCGAGCCGAGGACGGTGTTGAGGTTGCCCTGGCCGGAGCCGGTGTAGTTCCTGCCATTGTCGGTGGATTCCATGTGGATTTCCTTTCTGCTGGTTGTTGTTTGTTCGTCCGCCCCACGCGGGGCGGAAGTCGGTCACTTCGTCGCGGCGGCTTCGTGCGCCACTTTCTCATGGTGGGCCCAGAGCCACCCGGCCTTGGCCGTGTCGAGGCGCTCGGCCTCCTGCCATGTCGTGCCGGGCTTCTTCTTGTGCCGCGCGATGACTTCCTCTATCTCGCGGATGTCATTCTTGCAGTCACACCCCGTTATCCACTTGATTGTGGCCAGGGACTCCCGCATCACGTCTTCCCAGTATTTCTCCATGTTGCCTTGTCCTTTCGTTGCTGTTGCCCTTAGACGGCACACGCCGCCAAAATCTCCGCCATCTCCCCGTCGGCGAGGCCCATGAGCCTCTGGATTTGGGGAATCGCCGAGGCCATGAACGGGTCGTCGCTCTGGAGCGTCGTCGCGTACTCCCAGTCCTCCCAGACGCCCTGCACCTCCATCCACGCCTTCACCTGCGGCCAGACGCCGCGCCCCAGGAATACGCGGTAGAGCTTGCGCTTGCTGTAGTCCACGGGCGGTGGCGGCGGGTCCGCGACGAGCGCCCACGAACGCACGACGCGCGCAGGCGCCCCCGCGTCGTCGCAGGCGTAGCGTGGCTCGTAGTGGCGCCCGTCCGGCGCGTCCTGCGGCTTCGGCGCGCTCTCGTCAAGCGTGTAGAAGCCGAGCGTCGCAAGGTAGTCGGCGGGTAGGTTGCCCACGACTAGCGCACCGTTGATGGTGGCGCGGCGCGGCGGGTTTCGGTCGATTGCGGTTGTCGAGATAAGTTTGGCGCATGTCATTGTCGGTTCTCCTAGATGTCGTTGCCGTAGAGGAACGCGCCGGTGCCGCGATTGCGGTAGATGCCGTCGTTCCTCGCGCTGCCGTCGGGGTCCATGCCGCCGACGCCTCGCCGGTCGTAGAGGCAGCCCTCGCTGCCGATGCGGACGGGGATGAAGTCGCGGACTAGGACGCCGTTTGTGTAGTGTTTAGACGACCATATCCGCATCGCGGCATAGGGAGCAATGCTGCCGGTATCGATCAACTTGCGGCCAAACAGCGCTAGGCCGCCGTAGGTCGTGGCCGGTAGCACAAACGCAGTCCAATCAATCGCGTAGACAAAAGCGCCGTCAACCTTGAAAACTTTGCCAGGTGCGTCTACTGTGAAGATGTGGCGGGAGGTATCGCCAGCCACAGACGGACTGGGGTTGTTTGTGTTGCCTATCCCGCAATACCATGTGCCTTTCGCGTTCAACCCAAACGCGAAACGCGGAGATAACCCGCCAGTATTGAAGGTCTGGCCCAGATATCTATTTACGTTCGACGTTTGGGTTATCGCTGCGTCGCACTCCCAGCGGAACGTTCCGTCGTGGACTAGTCCCGTATCTATCCACTGCGTCCCGGTGGACTCCAGATACTCCACCTCCGCGTCTGGGAGGCGCTTCCCGCCACGCCCGAGCGGCATTAGCCTGGTCGGTATCATTGCGCCGCCTCCACTCGCCAGACGTTCGCGAGAACCGCGCGCGTCGTGCAGTCCATGCGGCAGGCGATGTAGAGCGTCGCGCCCGCGAAGCCGGATGTGGGGAGTTCTCCGCCGTCCAGCCACGTCCAGCCGGCAGGCCCCGCCAGGCTTGTCGCCGCGGCGTCGACGGCGACTTCCATTTCAAAGCAAAAATAGGCGTTCGCCGTCGGTATCGCCGTATCGTCTGGCGTCGGTATCGTCGCCGCCGTGCCGGAGAGGGCCGCGGAGGTGCGGTAGACTGCGGTGCCGGGCGAGAGGGTCGTGCCGGTCGCGTAGTCGAGGAGGTTGCCATTCACGCCTGCGGGGCCGGTCGCGCCTGCGGGGCCGGTCGCGCCTGCGGGGCCGGTCGCGCCTGCGGGGCCGGGCACGGTGCTCTGCGGGCCGGCAGGCCCCGTAGCGCCCTGCGGGCCGGTCGGGCCCGCAAGGCCGGGGTTTCCCCGGGGGCCGGTCGGGCCCGTGTCGCCCTTGACGCCCTGGGGGCCCTGGCCGCCCGTGTCGCCCCTGGGGCCCTGCTGGCCGCGGGGGCCCGTGTCGCCCCTGGGGCCTGCGGGGCCCTGCGGCCCGGTGTCCCCGCGGGCGCCCTGGGGGCCCTGCTGGCCGCGGGGGCCCGTGTCGCCCCTGGGGCCTGCGGGACCCTGGGGACCCTGGGGACCTTGCGGCCCGGAGTTGCCCGTGTCACCCCTGGGGCCCTGGGGACCCGTGTCGCCCCTGGGGCCCTGGGGACCCGTGTCGCCCCTGGGGCCCTGGGGGCCCTGCCGGCCGCGGGGGCCCGTGTCGCCCCTGGGGCCTGCGGGGCCCCGGGCGCCCCCGGGGCCTATGAGACCCCGGGGGCCTTGCGGACCTGGGGCGCCTTGGGGGCCGGTCGGGCCCATTGGACCGGTGGGGCCCCGGGGGTTGTCGGGAGGGGGGAACGAGGGGAAGATGGGACGGGGGGCCGGGCGCGTGCCCGGCAGCATGAATGGACTGGAAATCCCGTCTATTGGCATGTTCGCTCCTCCGTACCCGTTGGATTTTTGATTATATTATAGCACGGAGGCTGCGGGCTGTCAAGCGGGGAGAGGAGGGAGGCGGGGCGGGGCCCCGGTCGTGCGTGTATATTACGTAACCCCTACCCCATTGGCAATCGCGACGGAAGCGCCATCGTCAGTACATTCCGTTGTCCCGTGCGTGGCGTCGTCCCGCCTCCGCCGGGCAACTCCGTCGCGTGGGTGGCGCTTCTCCGTCGCCTCCCTCCCCGCCCAGGGGATGCTGTCGCGTGGTAGCACCGTGTCGCCGCACAGGCGTGGCTGCCTGCGCGGACACGGGGCAATTGGTAGCACCGTGTCATCGCACAGGCAAAGCCTGGCGCCACCACGGTCGGATGACCAGGTCCCGCATTGGGATCGGTCCGCCCGCAGCGTCAGGCACCTGCACACGGAGGAAACTACAATGACAACCCGTATCCCAACCACCGTCACGCTCTTCCAGGCGAAGGATGGACACCCCTACATTTCACTAGCAGACGCAACGACCAGCGATGGGCAAACCATCAGCCGCGTGCTCGCCATCACAGGCAAGCCGGCGGCGGACAAGGTCGCGGTCGCGGCCAACGGCGCCAAATACGCGGTCCTCGGCCGCGTCGTGCTCGTCGGGCCGGCGTTCAACACCCGCGTCCGCGACGACGGCACGACCGTCAAGACGCTGATCGGCTGCGAAGGCATCGTGGCCGAGGAGCTGCCCGCTGACGTCGCAGAAGCGATGGCCGTGTTCGGCGCCTAGCGCCAGCGCCCCCGCGAGGGGGCGTTTCTTCGTTCCCCCATTCTGTAACGCAGAGGACATCCGCCAAAAGGCGGACGTAATGCGCCCCGCCGAACCGGCGGGACCGGGTTCCAAGTCCCGGAAGCCCCTTTCCGACGTCCTCGCGTAAGGTCGTTTTGACTCAACGGCAACCAAAGTCCAAGGAGGACACCACTACCATGCAACACCCGCTCGTAAAAATCGTAACCCTGTTCCTCAAAGAGGTGCATTTCACCAAGCCGATAGTCCTGTGCGCAGCCGCGGCCTACCTCGCCAAACGCGAGGCCAGCATCGACGCGACAATCGAGAAACTGGCCCTGTGCATAGCAGGCTGCCGGACCATAGGCCGCGACCGCGTGGACTTCGACGACGGCATGGGCTGGAAGGTGTCGCTCTTCCGCGACGTCCCGCTCAAGGCATGGCGCATGGAGACGGACGACGGCGTCATCGGCGCGGTCGTCCAATGCGACGACTCCGCCGCCAAGGCCACGATAAGCCGGTATCTCGTCAAGGACGAGCTTGCCCTGGACGACCCCTCGGTCGTCCTGTAACGCCGGGGCCCCCGCGAGGGGGTTTTCCCCTGGCCCGGAACCCGTTCCGTATCTAGACGGGGCCTGGCCGGGGCCGGCGCCTCGGCGTTTCGACGGGACACCGGGGCTTTTTGCCCCGGAGGCTCGCCCGGGAACGGGGGCGGAGGCCTCGGAGACGCGGAGGCGGCCCCGGGCGCCACGCCAAAAACGTCGCATAATATATAGTTAATGCATATTAATAATTAATGTATATTAACTAAATTGACTTTTTGCTAGACTACGCCAGCTTTAAACCACTAAATACTGGTATTACGAAAACATTTATTTGGTTATTTAATAATTTATTATATATTGTGTGCGAGAAAGTAAATATAATATAATAGTAGTATATACGTACATATAGTACGACGAAAAATCATAGACAACCATAAAACGTTCCGTTCGAGCCATCGGCTCCACGAAACCTCTCGTAGTCCAACCGTAGATTCCAAACCGTAACCATCAAGACTACGACACAAACGAAACACTAACCCCATGGGCCACAGCGTTCTCGATCGGCCCGTAACAACCCCCTTTTTGCGACAACTCCTTACCGCACAACGATTTGCCGAAATCCGTGTGGAAACCGGCTAACACAACTGTAACAGTCGCCTTTGTATAGGAGAAACCAATGCTCATAGACTACATTCCGGTTTATTTCCCGGAGACAAACCAGTGGTCGATCCCCGGATGCCAGATTGAGAAGTGCCGGGACTACGACCCCGAACCGCAGGACATGCCGCTCCACGGGGGCGCCGTAATCCGCGGAATCCCCCTGTTCCACCTTGGGACATGGGGAATCTTCGGTGTCAGCGTCGCCGAGTGCCTCCGCGACCTCGCGGCGGATCCCGACGAAGCCGCGAAGCGGCTGTACAGGTCCGTGAGGACGGCGGCCAAAGTGTCCGCCTTCTTCAGGAAGCTCGTGGACCGCTATCCGGACATCGCCCAGGCCAGCGCGTTCCCCGGCCACGAAGGACTCCGCGTCCCGGAATGCTGCATCGTAAAACTTTCACCCAACTGCAATGCAACAGGAGCAACCCATGAAGCACTACGTAATTAGATATTATTTCCGCGGCGGTTATGGCGACCGTGGGACTATGGCTAAAAGCGAAAGGCAGGCCATAAACAACGTCAGGCACCGCCTCGTCCTCGAGGGCCGGTACGTCAAGGCGATGACGTTCGAGGCCCGCGAAATGGCATACGGGAAGGAGGGGGCGCAATGAACCGGCAGGAGCTGAAAAACTTCTACCGCCTCGCCGCCTTCTGGGCGGCGAGCCTGCTGGCCAGCGCCACGGTCGTGGCGCTGACCCCGCCGGGGATGAACCCCTACCCGTTCATCGCAGGATACTGGGTCGGTGTGGCCGCGTTCTTTTTCTTCGCGGTCTACGCGATAGACTGGAACGACTGGGGCGACGGCAAGGAGAGAGACAATGACTAGTAGCCTCATAATTCATGAATACTCCGAATGGACAAAAGGGGAAAACGCAAAGGCCTGGAGACACCTGACCATCGAAGACCTTCGGGTCTACGACGTCCACCCGTGCAGATGCGGGAGGCAGCCACGGGCCCTCGTCCGTCATTCCTCGGGCGACAACCTGACCTTCGTGGACGTGAAGTGCCCGAAATGCGGGGAGCACACAGAAGCGTGCGCCCCGGACAGCATGCGCGCGGGCGACCTCGTCGCCCTCGCATTCGACGAATGGAACGAGCAGGAGGCATAATGGCCAATTTAACAGAGTACCTCGCGACCGTTTCGCCTTGCGTTCGCAAGGCGGTCGCGGAAGTCGCCGCGAAATGCGGCGACTCCTTCCCCAGCTCGACGCTGGGGTCGTGGAACCTCGTGTGGGCCCAGGCCCACCCGGAGTCCCGGGGCCTCGGCGTGAAGAAGGTGGCGGCCCTCCGCGGCGCCGTCGCCTTCCTCAAAGCCAGGAACGAGGCCGCCGCGGCGGCCAAGGCCGAGAGCGAGGCCGCGTTCGAGGCCAGGCTCAAGGCCATGGCCGACGAAAAGGCCGCCGCCGAGCGGCGTGCGAAGCTCGCCAGCGACGCCGTGAAGACAGTCTTCACGGCGGGCCAAGTGAAGGCCCTGGCGACCATAATGGAGCTCTGCGGCCTCGGGACCGTGAACCTCATGGACATAAACGTGTTCTTCCGCGCCTTCGGCGTGGAGGCCGAAAAGGAGACGGCAAAATGAACGCAAATGCAAAGGAACTCATGGCCGAACTGATACTGATCTCCCGGGCGAAGGCCGCCCGGGAGGCGCAGTCCCGGAAGGCCCCTCCGCCGGGGCCCGAGCCGGTACCCGGCAGCCTGTTCGCCATAGGGCAGCGCTCCGGTGACGGGCGCGACATGGCGGGCCGGGCGCTTTTGACCGGCGCGCCGGCCCAGACGGCATTCCGCCAATCGGCGTTTGCCCGGTTGGCCCCGTGGCCCTGGAGCTTCGTCGGCCAGGACGGCAGCGGCGCGCTCTTCATCGGGGACCACATGGCCCTGTTTCCGGACGTCCACGGGAACATATGGAAGCCCGACGGCTCCGCCGAACCGATATGCGTCGGCCGCTGGGGGGGCCCCGGCGGCCCGGTTTTCCCATCGCTGTCCGCGGACCTCGGCGACATACGGGCGTTCGAGCAGCTCCGGCCGCGCCTCGTCAGGCGCACCGACGCGGACGAACTCGACGAGTTCGAGTCCTCCGACTTCTACCTGTGGAACGACGGAATATACGACACCCAAGATGATTCACGTGGCTACGTCTTCTGCACCGAACATGCGGAAGACGGAAACGAGAACGACAGGTGTCTCTATCCAGACAAGGACGGCAACGTCTGGCTCTGGTCCGAAAACGAGGACGCCGACGATCCGTCGGGCGGCCGGATGGAGTGTGTCGGGTGCTGGAAGAACGAACCGGCGGCGCCCCGGATCGACAGCCGCGTCGGCGTGGGCCTTGAAAGCGCGTACGCCTGCCTTTCGCTCGTCGTCTACGGCTCGTGCCTCCGCGACCACATAGCCGAGTCCAGGTTCTTCCTCGAGCACGCGGTGCGCACGCCCGCGGGGGGGACGACCTGGCAGTTCGCCGCCGGCCACGCCTTCTTCCACGTCCGGGACGAGGGGGACGACCTCGTGGCCGTCTTTCCGGACGTCCACGGAAACCTGTGGCGGCGCCCGACGTCGGCCGGACCGATCTACCGGTGCGTCGGGCACTGGTTGTTTGGGGACGGCGAACGGGAGGCCGGAACCGCGCCCGCCGGGGCCCGGACGTGGCTCGTCCAGCCCGGGCCCGCCGAAATCGGGACGTGCGTCCGCGAAGACCGCCTCCCCGAACTCGTGAACTTCGGGTCCGCGTACGGCGAACGGGTGAAGGCGTCCCGGTTCTACCGCGAGCGCCGCAGCCCGGGGGGTTGCCTGCGCCGGGACGGCAGGGGCCGCGCCGTGTTCACGGACGCCCTGACCGGGTTCGTCCTCCATCCGGACGTCCACGGAAACGTGTGGCGCCAGACGGAGCCCGGGACGTACGTCTGCGAGGGGCGCTGGGACTACTGACGGGGGTGGCTTGTGAAACGGTATGCAATCTCAACGGAAGACGTCGGGGCGGACGTCCTTCCGCTTGTCGCGGCCGTCAGGGCCGTCGCCCAGGACTTCTTCGCCCTGGCCGACATGGTCGGGGACGACGGCGACCCCCGCGCGGCGCGGCCGGTGCCGCGGCGCGTGGTCACGCTTCTCGGCGTAGACGTGCGGAAGAACGTCCGCGACGCCGAGGAGCGCGCGGCCGCGTTCGCGAAGCGCTTCGAGCCCATAAGAAGCAGATCTACGCAAGTTCCCCCCGGGAGGGGCCCCGGGGAGGGCGCCGCCGGTTGCGCGGCGGACGCCTCGGCCAGCCCAAGGGAAGACGGACCGGAGAATGACGGTGCGTCCGGACCCCGCCCGGGTCCGGACGCGGTGGAATGACACGGGCCGGCCGCCGCGGCGGCCGGGGTCGGAAGACTCGAAGCCGGACAGGCGCCCGTCATGGGGCGCCCGTCCGGCGCCGCGGACTGTCTTTATGGCGGCGTCGCGCCGCCAGGCTAACAAAAAGGAAACCAAATGAACGTCATAGACAACGTCTGCCGCGCCCGGAGCGCGGCCCAGGCCATCCGGCGCGCCGGGGCGTGCGTCGCGGCGGCCCACCCCGACCTCGGGTGGAACAACGCCGTGGCGGTATGCGTCGAGAACCTCGCGCGCGGGGTTCTCGAGAACCTCGGGGAGATCGAGGGGTTCGTCGTCGCAGCCGGCGACGCGCCCCTGAAGCCCGCGGCCCCCGGGACCGTGCGGGAGCTCCGGCGGGCCCTCGCGGATTTGCCGGGCGACCTGCCCGTCAGTTTCACGGCGCCCGGCACCGGGAGGTTCCGTCTCGGGCGCGGGCGCCCGGACGGCGGAATCGAGGTGTGTCGGAACCAGGGCGGCGAACCCGAAAGCGCCGAAGTGGTTCTCGAACCGGCCACGCCGTCCGCGGCGTTTGACGGAACGCCAATATGCGACGGGGCGCCGGCGGTTGCGGACGCCATTGCGTAGGAAAGGCCGTCGTCCAATAGTTTCCCGTCCCCGGGTGGGGAGCGGGTTCGACCCGCGGGGCCTCCGGGTGGGGGCCCCGCTTTTTGTGCACAAGACAATACAGGAGCATGCAACATGCCTGAAGCAAACATCAACGCCGCGGCCGTCTCGGCCGGGGAAATCGCCAGCGCGGCCAGCCGCGAGTCCAGGGGGATACGTGTACGCTACACGGTCAAGCCCAGGTACGAGACCGTCGCCATCCTTGGCAAGACCGTCGAAAGCGCCGGTTTCGCCGGCACCGCCGACCGCGAGACCATGAAGCGCGTGTACGTCACCGAGGACACCGGTTTCGACGGCTCCCAGGTAATCGTCGACGGCGTCGACGAGTACGGGATCCGCACGGTCGAGGCCGCCGAGGCCACCGTGTCGATCGCCTTCGTCGGCGACGACAAGGCCCATATCCCCGCGACCTGGAAGCTCAAGGGCTTCAAGGCCAAGTCCGCCGAAAACGACGGCGTCGACTTCTTCGTCGGCGAGGAGATGGCGGACAAGCTCGCCGCCCTCCTCCGCACGGCGGACGCCGTCTCCGTCCAGAACCCGCAGTTCGCCGGGCTCTGGAAGGTCGTCGACGTCAACACCGGCGACCGCGTCTTCATCCGCGCGATCGCGCCCGTCGAGAAGGACGGGCACGTCTGCCGCCGCTAGCGCGGCGCGCCGCCCCCGGCAGTCCCGCCGGGGGCGTTTTCCTTTTTGCCGGCGCCCCGCAGGGCGGGCGCGCCATGAACCGGGTCCCGCAAGGCGGAACCCTATCGAAAGGAGGTCCGGAATGTCGGACCGCAAGACAAAATTCATCAAAATGGCCAACCTGGACGATCTCCGGGAAGGAGACGTCCTCTACGTCAGGGGCGGGACCCGGATCTCCGTCAAGAAGGCCCGGGAATTCGGTGTCTCCATCGGGGAGACGAACCGGTCCATGAACGAGGAGAAACTGTTCACCGAAATATTCGGAGGAGGAGACCCCAAGGTCCTTTTCGTCCACGAGGCGAGGAAGCTGACCGACCGCAAGGCCCCGGAGGCCCTTGGCGGAGGGGGCCTGGACGCCTTCGTCGCGGCCTTCGCGCCGCCCAAGCCCCGGCTCGTCAGCGCCCGGGTGTTCGCGATGGAGCTCCCGGCCTTTCTGGACGTCCTGTCGGAGGACGTCGGGAGGGTGGACGAGACCGGCCGCCAAAAGTGGAGCTTCTACGGAAACGACGACGCCGGTCTCCGCGCTCCGGCAAGTTCGCTCGACCATGACATGTTCGCCAGCGCGGGCGCTATCCTTGTCGCGGGCGACCCGCTGTTCAAGCTTAACGAAAACGACGACGCCTGGGGCAAGGAAGGCACGACGGGGTGGCTGGCCGGCGACATGCTCGCGGCCCTGGCCGACAACGCGGCGCGCGTTTTCGGCCCCGGCGCCTTCGAGGGGCTGACGCCCGTCACCGAACGCGGGACGCGGTACTGCCGCAACAGCGGCGCCGCGGCCCGCCTTCTCGGCGTGACCAGGAGCAGGTCAGGCCGCCGCTACGGGCTCACGCTGCCCGCGGCGTACCTCAGGTACGCCGTCTCCCGCGGCGTCGTCCCCCTGCGCCCGGCGAACCTCTCGTTCGCCAAGGCCGTCGGCGCCGCGAGGCTCGCGGCCGTCGCCAGGACGCTCTCCTGGCAATGTACGAAAAAGCGCGAGGAGGACGCCGTCAAGGCGCTCCGTTTCGCGTTCGCCAAAGTCCGCGAGTCGCAGCGCCTCTGGGACGGCGCGTCCAAAAGGCTGGCGCGGGAGTCCCTGTGGGCCCAGGCGAAGTCCGCGTTCTCCGCGCTCTTCGAAACGAAGGGGGGCAGGCCGTGAAGTTCACGCTGCTGTTTCCCGACGGAACCGAAAAGTCGGTCGGGGCGTGGAAGCCGTCCGGCAGCGGGATGCACGCGTACGCGGCCCTCGAGGGCCTCGCGTCCGCGGCCGGCGGCGCGTTCGCGGTTGGCGACAAAACGAGGCCGCCCGTCGTCGCCCCGCCCGGGGACTACCTCATCGACGAGGACACCGCCGTCGCGGCGCTCACGGCCGTGACGGACATCTTCGCGATGAAAGGCTGCGAAAGGGACCTGCCGTGCTGGTTCCTGTCCGGGGGGAAGCGGTCCGGAAGGGAGCCGGACTTCCGGCTGCGGCTGGACAGCAGGACCGCGGAGGACGATCCGGCCGTGGCCGCCGGGGACTCGGAGACCGTCTTCGAGCTTCCGGGGGATTCGTCGTCCGGCGCAGGCAAAATCGCGGAGGAGTATTAGAATGAAAAACGAATTGTTTCTTTTCGGGCACCCGTGCTTCCTCTCCGGAGGCGCGAAGGCCGGGACCAGTCGCGTCAGCTACGACCGCGCCACAAGCTACGTCGGGGACTCCGACCGGACGGTCGTGACGCCGGACCTCCGCGCCGGGGAGGCGATGGCCACGCCGAAACGCCTGTGCGAGGCCGCCGGCCAGACCCTGTTCCACGGGATTGGGTCGTACCATGGCCGCCAGGGATCCGCCAACCGGTTCGCCGTCGACGACGGCTGGCCGACGATCGGCGCGGAAATAGAGACCGTCGCGAGGGAATGCCCGCGCGACGACATGTACAAGGCCCTCGTCTCGAACTGGTTCTGGTTCGAGCGCGACGGAAGCCTGCCCGAGGGCACGGGCCACGAGTGCGTGACGGCCCCGCTGAGCCGCCGGCACTGGGGCAGCCCGGAACTCTGGCTCGGGCTCCAGAACGCCTTGTCGCCCTGGCTGTACAGCTGGGACTGCACCAAGACGGGGCTCCATGTCCACGTCGGCCTCGACCGGTTCGGGAACATCGAACCCGATCTCCCGGTCCCGCTCGACGGGGAGGACCGGAGGACGCTCGGGGCGCTCGCTTCGGCGTACGTCTACATGAAGGCCCCGCAGGCCCTCGTGAACCGCGTCTTCCAGCGCCGCCGCGGGGACTACTGCGACGCCAGCGCGCTGAAAGCCTACGGCGGGCCGCTGGCCGCCGTCTTCACGTCCCCGGACACCACGGGCGTCTGCGCCCGGCTGGTCGAGGCCGCCGCGGCCATGTCCGACTACACGATGCGGAACCTGATGGCGGGTCTTGCCGACACGGGCTTTTCGGACACCGTAAGGCACTCCAACCTGGGCACGCACGGGTGCGAGATAAACTTCGCGCACCCGTACACCGTCGAGTTCCGGCGGGGCAAGGGGACGCTCAACGGGCTTTCAATCCACCGGATGGTCGAGTTCTGCGCGTGCTGCGTGAAGTTCGCGGAGTACATCGTGGCCGACCACTCGTTCCAGCCCACCGTCCCCGGTTTCCTCGAATTCGTCGAGGGGAACACCAGCAGCGCCGTCCTGGCGGCGGACGCCAGGGAATTTCTCGGAAAGGAGAGCACGGAATGTGCGTAATAGCGTACGGGAGGAAATCGGACTTCCCGAAAAAGGAATTGCTGCAATGCATGAAGGCGAACCCGAGCGGGTTCTTCCTCGCGGCCATACGGCCCGACGGGGAAGGCCCCGGCGGGAAGATCGTCGGCATGGTGCGGACACTTTCCAGGGCGGACGCCGAGGCGGCGTTCGACAAGGCGGAGAACGGCGACATGATACTGCTCCACGCCCGCATCCCGTCCCGCGGGGACACCACGCTCGAGAACGTCCACGGGTGGCCCGGGGACGGCGGCGAGGTTTTCTTCGCGCACAACGGGACGATGCACTCGCTCCCGAAGGAGGAGGGGAAGACGGACTCGCAGTCCTTCTTCGAACACATCTTCCTTCCGCTTTGGCGGGGTGCCGGAAAGGAGTTCTCGGCGGACGTCGAGTACGCCATCCGGGAACGGACGGACGGCTACAACAAATTCGCCTTTTTGTTAAAAACCGGCGAGGTGAAATTGTACGGCGAGTATGTCGAGGACCATGGGATGAAATACTCCAACAACTCGTACAAGGTCTACGAACCCGCCGCGAAGGACCACGGCTGGTCCCAATGGGACTGCTATTGCGGCTGCTCCGGCCATCCCGCCAGGCGGCCGTCGGAAGGCGTCGCCGAGACCACGGACGACGCGGCCGGAATTCGCGGGACGCATGCGGCAAAACCGCTTCCGCCGCCGAAGGCCGCCCCGAAATGGGACGCCATCGACAGGGTGCAGTGGATCCGCGACGTGGCCGTAGCCAGGTACGGCGATGATTTCGGCGACGGTTCCGCATTCGCGGCGGCGACCCTCGGGTTCCGCCGGCTCGCACGCATGGCGCCGCTGCACCTGGCCGTGCTCCGCACCATGTCGGACACGTCCGCGTTCACCGACCCGGTGACGTGCCAGCCGTACGCGGTGGCCCGCCGATTCGGCGAAACCCCGATGGGCGCGACCCTCGAGGCCCTCCAGATGAGGCTGTCCGCCACGGGCGACGAGTCCGCCGCGGACCTTTTCGCCGAGCTGGCCGCCCACATGGAGGATTCGCTGCCCGCGAAGGACTCGGGCCTTGGCGAGGGGTTCGTCGCGATCAGGTTCGCGGAGAAATACGCCGGGTTGCTGTGGGACCTCGTGTCGGGCGGCGTCGCGGCGGGCGACGACATCGTGACGGCCCTGCTGGCGATGGACTCCGACGTCCGGTCGCTTGGGGCCCTGGCCGGAATCACCCGGGTTCCGGACAAAGGGGGCGTCGAGTCCGTCGTCCGGTATCGGACGAAATGGCGCGCGACCAGGCCGCCGGTTCTCGTGCAGTGCCGGCCGGACGAGATCTTCGCCCCGGTCGGCTGCAAGCCGGCGGCCCGCAAGTCGTGGATGAAGCTGGCCGGGCGCGTGCTCGGCGCGCTGCACGACTACGCGGAGACGTTCGACGACGCTGTGGAGTCGCTGCGAAAGGGAGGCATGGAATGGTAATCGCGCATTTCTTCACGCGAAAGTCCGGCGGGCGGACGCTCCTCATGTGCGAGACTTCGGTCTCCGGCGACTCGGAGTCCCCCTGGAAGGCGCCGCGTGTGATGTTCGAGGTCGGACAGGCCGAAAGCGTCGCCGCGTGGACGGAGCAGGCCAAGGTCCTTGTGGCCAGGGCCCACCCCGACCATGAGATCGCCGACATTGCCGTGCCGCCCGGGCGCCGGGCGTTTGACATAACCCTCAAGAAACCGGGGAAGCCCGGTCCGATTAGGAGATTGATCAATGGAATCAAGGGCAAAGCTTGAGGCGGCGCTGGCCGCCATGTCGGAGGCGGACCGCGCGTCCGTCTCCATGTTCATGTACCGATGGGCCGACGGGCCCTTCAAAACCGCGCGCGGCACCGGGTTCCGGATGTCCGCGCAGGCGGCCGGCGCGCTGCTCGCGGCGTTCGGCCCGGCGCTCGCCGTCAAGCCAATGGCCGACGCGCGCTTCTCGGAGGTCCGGTGGGACCTGGACTGCGCCGAGGGGAAGGAGGCGTATGCCGCCGTCCTCGCGACGCAGGCCGGCCCCTGGCTCGACCCGAGAACGCTGGACGACCTGCTGGCGTCAGTGGCGGAACGCGTTGACAGGACGTGCCCGGCTTCGGCGGTCGCCAGCCCGGGCTTCCTGTCCGCGTTTGCGGAGGCCGCCAGGCGGTTCCGCGCGGAAAACGCGACTAGGCCGTTTCTGGAGTTCGGACCCGGCGAAGCCGCGTTTCTCCGCTGGTTCGCCGGGTCGGACGGCGACATGGTCCCGTCTCCCGGAACGATCGAGCTTGCGCTGTCGGCGTCCGGCCGGACCACGCTGTCCGTGTTCGCGCCGAGCGCGACGCTGGCAATGCTGGCCAGGTACGTCCATGACGGCGAGGACATCCCGGACTTGCCGGAGCTGGCCGGGTGCGCCGTCCCCGAAATGGTGAAGGCCACCAACGGCCAGAACTATCTGTCCGGGCACATGGGCGAACTGGAGGACGCCAGGACGGCGTACCTGCTTCGGGGAAAGAGGGACGCGGCGGCCGTGGTTGCCGGGTCCTGCTTCCTGCGGCCCGGGAACCCGACGGCGCTGCGGTTCGCCGCGGCCGCCACGACGTTCTGGGGCTACGTCGAATACCTGTACGTCGCGTGGGCCTGCTACGGGCTCGGGATCGACGTCCCGGAGTTCGACGGAAAACCGGACGCGGCGTACGCGGCGGCCGGGGACAGGCTCCCCTGGCGGCTGCAATGGTCGCCGCGGGGCTGCCGGATCGGCGTGTCGAACGCCATGTCGGACCCGGGGACGTGGATGGCGGACATGTGCAGGGACATGCAGTCCGGCGTCGTTGGCGACGCCGACACGGAAGCGGCCCATGGCAAGGCAATGGCCGCGGCCGTGCTTGTCTTCGCGCTCGTCCCGCGGTCCGCACTGGCGGATACATGCGGAAACGTCGCGTCCAATCTCATGGAAAGCACGGAGGCCGGCGCGTTCCCGCTGGAACGGGCCGACCCCCCGGCCTCCGCGCCGACGTCCCTTCCGAGAATAGCGACCGACGACCTCGCGTCCGAATGGTTCACGCTCGTCCTGGGCGACTCCGGGGCGAGAGTGACGCTTGACGGTCTGCGAAGCCTGCCGGGGCTCCCGGCGGACAAGCTGCGAGGCATGATGTACATGGCCAGCGACCGCCACGCCGGGGGGAATCCGCCGCTGGCCCGTCTTCTGGCCCAGGACGTCGTGAAGATCCTCGGAGCGTCGTACATCAAATTCAATACAATCCCGCAGCGCGTCAATCCGGTAAAAGGCGACCCGCTGGACCGCCATTCCGACACGGAAGTCGTGGCGGCGATCGTACCCGGCAGGGTGTCGGAACACACCGCCAGCCCCGACGGATACTGGCGTTTCACAGGCATATGTCCTGGAAGTGCGCTTGATGTGTCTGCGAGTCCGTGTCTGACCGATTGGGAAAAGGCGATGTTCGGGGAGCCAAACCGAGTCCTGGCGCCCCCGCCAGCCGGTTCGCACGCGTCCGACGTCACGTTTCTCCTGAACCTTGACCCGAGGACCACGACCGCGGACCAGCGGGGGTGGATCATGGAGGAAATCCGCCGGGCCGTGACGTACCGGCTCGTCTACCACGTCAAGAACGCGTCCGCCGGCCCGGACCCCGACGGGACGTTCCGCCCGGGAGTCGGCGTGGCTTCGCTGTTGGGGTGTCTGGGAATTCCCGACGGCGAAACGGACGCCAGGTATCCGGCCGCAAAGGCCGAAGTGCCGTACGTCGAGAAGGTGATCGGCATGACGCGATGGTCGAGCAACATGCCCCAGGCCCTGGACGACATCGCCGCGTGCATGGCGACCGACCAGTCGCACCGCCTTGTCGTTCGGATCGAAATCCCGGACAGGATAACGCGGCTGGCCCGGGCGATATTCCGGAGAAAGCGGGCGGACTACCCGCCGGTTTCCGAAGCGCTCGCGGACGCGGTTGGCAAGCTGCTGCCGCAGGAGCCGGCCGTCAGCATGGATCCGAAAACGTATTTCGCCTCGGCGGACTGCACGCCGCAGCAGGAGGCGGAGGCGATACTCAGGCACCAGCTGTCCTTCTGCAAGGGCTGCCGGGGCCGGGCGTTCGGGTTCACGAAGCTGTACAAGGACACCGCGGCTGACATGGCCGGCCGCGCGTCGGGGACGTTGGCGGACCTTCGCCTTCCCGTTCTCGGAAAGGTGAAAGTCCTCCCGACCGGCGTCGCGTTCCCGTCGTCGTGGACTTGACACATGGCCCCCGCCCCTTGACGGGGCGGGGGCCCTTTTGTATAATCGGAGGTGGTTATGGAATTGTTCGAATGGCAACGGCCGCTGGCGGACGCCGCGGTCAGGGCTCTGGGGAGGGACCGCGTGTTCGTCCTCGGCGCCTGCACGGGGTCCGGCAAGACCCCGATAACGTGCGAGGTGATCAAGAGGCTCGGGTGCCCGGCGCTCGTCGTCGCCCCGAAGGTCTCGCTCACCCAGTGGGAGAAGACCGCCGAGGCGATGGGCGTGACAACCCTGATCGGGGTTGTCAACCCCGAGAAGATCGCCAAGCCCGGAGGCTGCAACTTCTGCACGCACGACCGGAAGAACGCGCCATGCCAGTGGCACGTGCCGCCCGGGACGCTCGTCGTCTTCGACGAGATACACCGCGGCGCGAGCGGCGCCGATTCCGTCACGACGTGGGCGGTCGCGTCGCTCAAGGCGTATGAAGGCTCGATGCTGCTGGCCCTGTCGGCCACCGTCGCGGACTCGCCAATGAAGCTGCGGGCGCTTGGCTACTGGCTGGGCTTCCACAACTTCAGCAAGCAGGGGTTCCGCGCCTGGTGCTGCCGGCACGGCTGCTCCACGAGAACGATAGGCTGGGGCCGGAACGCCAAGTCGGTCTTCGCGTTCACCACGAACGCGCAGAGGGCGAAGGCGGTCATGGCCGCAATCCGGTCCGACATGGGCGACAGGTTCCTGTCCGTGAAGCCCGAGGACATCCCCGGGTTCCCCGACGAGGTCCTCGACGTCATGCGGCTGGACCTCGCGGCCCGGGACGCGGCCGCGCTCGAGAAGGCGTACGCGGAGATGCCCGACTCCTACCGGAAGGCGTCCGAGGAGGAGATGGTGCAGACGCTGCGCCTGCGCGAGCAGGCGGAATGGTGCAAGGCCGAGGCGATCGCCGAGCTGGCCGTCGGGTACGAGTCGGACGGGCTGTCCGTGTTCGTCCTCGTGAACTTCACGGGGGCGCGGCAGCGCATCGAGGCGTACCTGAAGGACAGGGGCGTGGCCTACGCCAGCATCTACGGCGGGCAGAAGGACAAGGAGCGCCAGGAGGGCATCGACGCCTTCCAGCGCAACGAGATCCACGTGCTCGTCGCGATGGCCGCGGCCGCGTCGTGCGCCCTATCGGCCCATGACGAACGCCATGAACGGCCGCGCGTCAGCCTGATCAGCCCGGGGTACAACGCCTCGGACGTCAAGCAGGGGCTCGGCCGCATACGCCGGGTCAACGGGACCAAGGCCGTCCAGCACTTCGTGATGGCGGCGAACAGCGTCGAGGAACGGGTGGCCAGGACGCTCGAGCGGAAGCTCGCCAACATCGACACCCTCAATGACGGGGACTTAATACGATAAAATTCAAGATGTATCATCCCGCTTACGTCCAATTAAGTGACGAAGAGGAGAAGAAGTTCCAAGAGTGGCATGACGTCAAGACCATCGACGATTGTCTTGACATCCTTCGGGTTGGCGGCTATGAAGTAGACCCCCAATCGAATTTTCGCATTGTCCGCGGTTACCTCATGGAGTTTGTTGGACCAGTCAATAATCCTCGTACGGCTTTTTACGTACGAGGTTTTGTAAATGGAGACCCGATTCGATGAAAAAGGAGCTTCACATGACGGTGAGAGACGTACTGAACCTGATGGGGGACGAGGTGTGGGTGCGCGTACGCATCAACGACGGCGGGGAGGTAGACCCGGCCAACGATCTCGTGCTCTGGTCCGCCGACTGGATCGGCGGAGGCGAAGATGACCCGGGAATGCCTGACGGGCTGAAAGACGTTCTCAAGTGGGACGCGGACGACATGTCGGTCGAGATGTACGACAACCCGGAGTTGATATACGACGACCCGGAGATCTGGGGAATCCCTGGTCTGGAAGACCGGGTGCTGGTGCTTGTCGTAAACGCGTACCCGTTTAAGGAAGAGGCGTAAACCGTAGCGGCGCCAACAACAGCCACTGGACCTCGAGCGCGGGTGCGACGAGGGGACAGAGACCAAATACAAAGGAGAAGACACGGTTGCACCGGAGTCAAAAGGAGAACAACAATGGGCAAGCAAATAACATTGGACCTTCCGCAGGACGCGGAGTCCGTAACACTGAACATCCCGGAACGCCGCGCCGGCGCAACGCTGCGCGACGTTCTTCCCACGCTGTCGGGAGACGTCATGCTGATCGTCGAAATAATCTCGGGGCCGGCCCTGGAGTCCTGGCGGCTCGGCGGCTCGAGCGGGCGGGCGCTGCTGGAGACTTTAGAGAAATCCAGATTCGTCGACGCGAACCGGATCCTGGGGCTCCACCCGCTCGTCAAGCCATTCGCCCCGACGCCGACGCTGACGAACGGCACGATCGTCCCGGGCAGACCTGAGGCGATTGTCGTCTATGTGTCATTCGATCCGACAAAGGAGGCCGGGGATGCCAGTTCCAAATGACCTGTTCAAGAACGTCGACCTGACGTTCCGCGACCTCAGCCTCCGCGACATCTGGTCCCAGTTGGGGAATTGCATCGCCTCCGGAATCGGGATCGATCCCGACAACGCGAAGGTCCGCATTCTGCTGTCCGACGGGCGCCGCTGGTGCGTCGGGAAGATTCTCGTGGTTTCCGCCGGTGACGACGAGCCCGTGGTCTTCATGTTCCCGGCCCCCGAGAACATCGAGGCCGTGAACAAGGCGACGGAGCTGATGGCCAAGGCGTCCTGCGAAAAGGCCGCCGCGGGCCAGAAGTGCGGAACGTGCCCCGACCTCGCGACCTGCGGGCCGATGGCCCGCATAACCGAAAAGGCCCAAGAGGAGTTTGGCGGCGGAAAGCCGGCCGACATCCCGGGGCAGCAGAAGTTCCCGTTCGCGGAGGGGACGTGACATGGGCGTGAGGTTGGGGGTGGCGTCCGCCGGACACGTACAGCCTTGGCTGGCGGACATGCTGGCGACAAACCCGACGGGGGCGGCAAGGTTTGTCGCCGACTTCGCGGCGAGTGTCGCGAACGACAGGGCCGAATGCCGCGGCGAAGACGAATTCCTTGAACGGGTGGAAATGCTTTGTGCGTTCGCGGACGTCGAGTTCGCGAGGGGCGTTGCGCAGTCCGTCTACAAAGGATACGTCTCCCCCGGCGAATACGCCATGGGGCTGAGGAAAACGTGGCAGACACAGGCGGGGGAGGACGTCCGATGTTCCCGATTCCCGGAATAAGCCTCCAGAAAGTCGACTGGGGCGTGGAGCGCCTCGGGGTCCCCGAGACCTGGAAGACCACGAAGGGCAGGGGCGTGAAGGTGCTCGTCGTCGACACTGGCGCCCCCGCCCGGAAGGTCTTCGGCCGGGTAAGGCCGCACGCCGACCTGAAGGGCCGCCTGGTCCTGGCCGAATGCAGGTCCTTCGTCGCGACGGAATGCGATCCGCTGGACCATAACGGGCATTCGACGGCGTGCTGCGGGATCGTGGCCGCGTCGGACAACCGTTTCGGCTGGGTCGGCTACGCGCCGGAGGCGTCGGTCGTGACCTTCAAGGTCGCCGACAGGTCCGGACGCGTCGACGGCACCGCGCTCCGGCTTGCCCTCGAGGCGGCCGTGGCGGCGCACCCGGACGTGGTCTCGGTCTCGCTCGGCATGTACGTCGGCGCGTCGAGGCTGCGGAAACCGATCAGGGAGCTGACGGACATGGGGATCCCCGTCGTCTGCGCCGCCGGAAACGGCGGCGGGGACGGGCTCCTCTACCCGGCCCGGTTCCCGGAGACGATCGCCGTGGGGGCGTTCGACTCGGCCGGCGCCGTTGCGGACTTCTCCGCCCGCGGCGGCGCGCTGGACTTCGCGTTCCCCGGCGTCAACGTCACGACGACCTGGCTGAACGGCGGGTACGCCACCGTGTCGGGCACGTCGTTCGCGTGCCCGGCGTGCGCCGGCGTCCTCGCCCTGCTCATCGCCAAGCACCGGGAGCAGGAGAAGGCGACCGGGAGGAACGACTGCAAGACCGTGGGCCAGATGCGGGAGCATCTGGCGAAGTACGCCGTGAAACCGTCCGACGCGAGCGAGGAAGACTGGGGGCGTGGTATAATAGATGTCGCCTCCTTGATCGGGGCGGAACGGGGAGAGACCATGAAGAAGGTGTAGACTTATGGGCAGGGGCGACGTAAAGATAGTGATTGGCGCCGCGGCCGGCCGGGTGGACGGAAAACCGAAGCCCGGCCCGACCGTGGGGTTCGCATGGTCGCCGCAGCTCGAGACGCGGGGCGAAGGGGACGTGAGGGCCTGGAACCTGGCCCGCGCCCTCCTCGACAAAATCCGCGACAACCGGGACACGCTCGTCGAGGGCTGGCCGGACGAGAAGGGCTACGTGCATCTTTGGCGCGTGACCCTCGACGTGTCGGTCTTCGGCGGGCCGCCCCGCATAGCCGTGGACTACGAACGGCTGCCGGACTGCGACGACCAGTCGGCCGACGACATGATGGAACTGTATCTCGCGGTCAAGAAGGCCGTGGGCCCAAGCGGCGGGGTTCGCCGCGCAAGGAGATAATGTAGAATGGCTTACAAGATGCAAGTCGTCTCGCCGTCCGCGCTGGCGGCGACCGAGACCTGCCCGAGGTTCCGCCCGGACGGGAAGGAGAACGACGCGGCCCAGGAGGGCACGCTTCTCCACGAGAAGCTGGAGGAGATGGTCGCGCAGCCCCGCGAGCAGTGGGAGGCGTGGATCCAGCTCCAGGAGCTGAGCGCGGAGCACAAGGGTCTGCTACAGGTCGCGGCGGCCGAGCTCCGGCCGCTGGTCGACGACGGATTGCAGGCTTTCCCCGACAAGGTCCTCAAGCCGAGGTACCGCCAGGGCAGGCTGCTGAACCAGACCCTGAAGCCGGGCCTCTACCCGGAGTGCGAAATCGAGACGGCCCCCGGCCGCCACGGCTACATCGACCTGCTGATCATGACGAACGACGGCATCGCCGTCATCGTTGACTACAAGATGGTGCGCAACGCCAAGGACTACACGCTCCAGCTGGGCGCGTATGCCATGTACCTGCACCGCATCCTGCCGACCATCGGCGGATTCGAGTGCCGGATCATCGCGCCCAGGCTTTTCGGGGAGCAGGAGGTCCACCGCTGGACGGCGGGCGACCTCGCCGAAATCGAACTGCGCATCGAGAGGATAACGCGCCGGGCCGACGACTCCGCCAACGACCCGCGCATCCCCGGCAACCCGTGCGATTCGTGCCAGTACTGCCACTGGAACGGCACGTGCCCCTACCAGGCCGAGACGCTGACGGGCGTGGTGCCCGTCCGGTCGAGCCTGGAGACCAACGCGCTCACGCACCCCGCCACAGTCGGGGACCGCGGTCTCCGCAGGACATACCTCAAGCTCATCGAGGCGTTCGTGTCGGCGGCCAAGGAGGACGACAAGGCATGGGTCGAGGAGCACGGCGGCCTCCAGATTCCGGCTGACGCGGTCCCCGGCTGGCGCCTCTCCTGGCGCAACGGCAGGGCCACGATCGACAAGGACCGCATGACGGAGGTGCGGACCGCGCTGATGGAGAAGCTGTCGTTCGACATGGACGACGTGCTCTCCGTAAGCGACGTGTCGCTGACGAAGGTAGTGGAGCGGCTTTCCCTTAAGTTCGGGTATTCCGAGAAAGTCGCCAAGGCGGAAACGCAGAAGGCTTTGGACGAGTTCATGGGCGCGGGCGGCAAGGTGCTGTACTGGACCCAGGACGCTTCCAATGCGGCGGGGCGCGTCGCCTCGCCGGAAACCAGGGCTCTGACGGACTGACAGGATTGAAAGGCTGACAGGTCGTTGGAATAAAAAGGAATACCGGAATGAACAAGGCAAAGACGAGTCCGGAAACGGACGACATCGTCGACGCGAAAGAGGCTCGCGCGACGAACAACGAACTGGCGACGATCGCGGCGCAGGACGCCGCGGTCGCGCCGCCGGCGCCCGCGGGGGCGCTCGGGACGTACGTGGTCGGGGAGGCGACGCTGAACTTCGAGTGGGTCCACATGACCTACGCGGTGTCCAAGAACGCCCCCAAGAACGCGCTCCCGGGCGAGTACTACCTGGGCAAGAACTGGGAGGCGAAGCTTACCGAGAGGGGCGGCGCGTTCGACGCGATCATCCTCAAGGCGGTCGCCGGCTACAAGGACTGGCCGGTCGGGCCGTATGACCCGAGCTTCAAGGCCCAGTACTACCCGGACAAGGCGGCGGCCGTCAAGGCCGGCCGGCGCGTCGATTGGGCCGACGGCCCGAACGGCACCCGGCTGAAACCGGACGCGGCCCCCTATCTCCAGCTCTTCATGCTGGTGAAGAAGCCGCTGGTTGTCGAGGATGACTCGATGTTCGTTGTCCCCGTCGACGGGGAGTTCTACGCTCCGGCGACGATGATGTTCGAGAAAATGAACTACGCGGACGCCAACACGGTGATAAACCGCGCGCTCCAGGCGGACATGCTCCGGCACATGAAGGAGGAAGGCTACCGCCCGACCCTCATGGACCGTGTCTTCCGCATCAGCTCGGACGAGCAGACTGCGAAGACGGGGAACAAGTTCACCCGGTTCATAATCAAGAACGCGGTCGACGACGGGAAGCCCGTCGTTCTCTCCGACACGGCGAAGGAGGACCTCCGCCGCCTTGTCGAGATGGCCTCGTCCGCCACTGCGGCGGCCGCGGCTCCGGCCGACGACGGCGAATAGCCGTCTTGCCAACCCCCTCCCCGCGCTGGGCGGGGAGGGGGCCGCGACATTCCGGAACGGTCTCCGCCCTGGGGGACCGGCACACCTAGCGTGGCGCGAAAGCGCCGACCCCGGAAGACCCGGGGATGTGGCCACCGTGGCCGCGGCCCGGCCCGCCGAGGGGAAACCCCAGCGGGCCGGGGCTTTATTTTTCCAAGGAGGCCGACATGGCGAACACACTACTCAGGAAAGTGACCGGCAAGTGGGTCCGGGAGTCCGTTGACTGGCTTGACGCCAAGGGCTGCGGGTGCTGCTCGATCTGCTATGCGACGACCGCGAAGTACCGCTACTGCGTCTGCATAGGCTGGCATGACTACGGCGACCGGTGGAATATCGCGTGGAAGATTGGCAGGCAGACGCGCAACAACGCGATGCAATGCGACCTGGACGTCGATTTCGAGATGCCCTGGCCGTGCAACAGGCAGGGCGACGTCTACGACACGCTCCGCGAGATCCTTGGCCCGGTCGGCCCGCGGCGAATCTTCTGGGACCGCATGGCCGCGGAGATGCGCAAGGACGCGAGGAAGGTCTTCGCGTTCTTCAAGGACAAGGACGACTGGACCGAGGAGAACTTCAAATGACAATTGGCGGAACTACGGTATCGTACAACTTCGAGTTCATGAAACGGACCCTTGCCGGCCAGGACGCTAACATCTGGGCCGGCAGGCTCCCCGACACGGTGGGCTACGCCGTCCGCGACGCGCGCGGCGAAGTCCTTTGCGTCGACGACGGCCCGTGCTGGCGCCCCATGGGGCATCCGGCGGTCAAGGCCCGCACGATATGGGCGGCCACCGCGAGGGAAGCCGCCCTGGCGGCCGACTATGCGGCGGACAGGATGACGCACAAATTCTTCCGGCGGGCCAGGTCCGACCTGTCCGTCTGGAGGGTGACGAGGCTCAACAGGAAAGGCGAATGCCACATGGAGCGGATCATCGAACCAGACGACTTGGAGGTGGTAAATGGCCAGTAGGACGATGCGCCTCCTGCGGGAGGACTCGAAGGACGAATGGGCCTGGCATCCGCGTCCGTACCACATGACGCACCCGCCGGATTTCTATGTCTCCGGCGAGTGTCTGAAGCGGCCGCTCTATGCGGTCCATGCGCTGTTCAGGACCGCGGAGGGAATCCTCTGGCGGTCCGTGCACGGACGTGGAATCCCGCCCGGCGTGGCGGTGCTCGCGGCGAGGTTCTTCGGAACGGCGCAGTCTCTTGTGGACTTCGTGCTCGCCGCGCACCTCTGGACGAAACGCCCGGAGGAAATGAGGGAGAGGCTGCGGGCCAGGATGGCCCCGGCTCTTGAGGAATTTGGCGAACTGATGCGGGCCTTGCGCCCGAAGGTGAACAGCAATGGAAACTGACAGGCAAAACAATGAAAAACTCAAATCGCCCCCGGCCGGGTTTCCCGGGATCACTGCCACGATAACGGGATTCGGGGCTCTGGGCCTGCTGCTAGGTAGACCGGTCACGGCGAACGACGGGAACCCGAAGGCGATTCTTCTGGAAATGCAGGCGTCCGACGACCCCAACGTTCGCTTGTACGGCTACCGGATGGAGATCGCCCTCAACCGGGTCAGGAAGCGGTTCCCGTCATACGCCGACGCGAGGCTCGCCCACATAATAGCGGCAGGGTGCAAAGACTGCGACCACGTAGACGGAGATGGCAAGTGCGCTGACTGCCTGGGCGAATGGCTGTACAACGAACTGACCAGGGAGGAGCCGGAATGCAGTACGAAGTGACGTCCGTATACGAGTTGACGCCACAGTTCGAACGCCGCAAATCCTTTTACGGAAAAGCGACTGTCCGTCTGGCCGATAACCGGACGAAGACACTGTACTCGTACGGCACGCCGGTTGTCGAACTCGACCTGAAGCGGCGCGAGCTAAACTACTATCCCGGCGTGCGCATGAGCCAGACCACCCGGAGGCATCTCCGGGAGTTCCTCAGGCAGGAGGGAGTCGACGAATGAGAAACTTCCCCGAAGCCGGACTTTTCAGCTTTATGGCGGAAAAGCTCCGGAGAGACGGACTGACAGTGCAGAACGGCCGCATCCCCGACGGTGTGGCCGTCTACATTATCCGCGACAGCCTTGGCAACGCGCTGTGCGAGGAGCACGGGCGGCTGTGCTGGAAGCGGTGGGACACCATCGATTCCCGCAACCGCGCGGTATGGGCCGGGTCCCCGGCCGAGGCGTTCACCATAGGCTGCTTCCTGGCGCACGAACTCGGCCGCGGGTTCTTCCGCAAGCGCGCCGGCTCGCTTGGCGTGTGGAAGTTCGGGATGCAGGGCCCGATCTCCATCTGGAGTACGTCGGCCCTGTCCCGGATTCCGCTGCATATTGACGAAGAACTTGACAAATCGCCGCGTGCGGAAGTATAATTGTTCTTCCATTCTTTCAAACGACAGGAGTCAACATGTTGACAAATCTGAAGGACGACGCCGCCGTCGCCATAGACTACGAGACCTTCTACGACAGCAAGGCGGGCTATTCGCTGTCGTGCATGACGCCGCACGCATACGTGCACGATCCAAGATTCGAACCGTACCTCGTGTCGATCTGCGGTTGGGAGATAATGGACGACGGGCTCTTCCACCCGGAATGGGAAGAAGGCCAGACCGTTACCAAATGGGGCAACGAAGGCGGCTCCATCGTGCGCAAGCTGCCGGATGGCCGGCAGCTCTACGTGGGCCGCCCGGAGAAGTTCCCCTGCTGGGACAATCTGAATGGTCGAATCCTGCTCGCGCACAACGCGGGTTTCGACCAGGTTGTCACCGACCGCTGCGTCGAACTCGGGCTCATCCCCGGGCTTAGTGGCTGCCAGTGGCAGGACACGGCCGACCTGACCGCGTACCTCATGGTGTCGCGCAGCCTGAAGGACGCGATGAAGTACCTCTTTGGCAAGGAGATTTCGAAGGCCGTCCGCGCCGGCATGGACGGGCGGCACGACTTCGAGCTCGGCGCGAAGGAGATGCGCGATCTCGTGGAATACGGCGGGGACGACGCCGTCGAGTGCCACGACATCTGGCTGAACTTCGCGGACAGGTGGCCCGAAATCGAGCGCAAGATCTCGTGCCAGAACCGCGACGCGATCCGCCGTGGCTTCCGCATCGACCGCGCCTACGCCGAGAAGGCGCTGAAGTGCCTGAAATCCGTCCAGGCCGAGGCGCTCGCCGGAATCCCGTGGGTGACGCAGATCAACCCGAAGACGAAGACGTTCTACGCGGCGGGCTCCCTGCCCGCCCTGCGCCAGGCCGTCCTCGACCTCGGGATCGAGCCGCCCAAGTCGTTCAAGAAGGACGACCCCGGGTTCCTCGACTGGCTCAAGGACCACGACGACATCGACTTCATCAAGGCCCGGACGAAATACGCGGGGACGGTGCAGCACGTCGCCCGCATCGAGACGCTTGTGAAGTCCGCCGACGAGAACGACCTGGTGCGCCCGGGCCTGATCTACTTCGGCGCGGCGACCGGGCGCTTCGCGGCCGGGCTTTCCGACGACTCGGGCGGCAAGAACGTGAACATGCTCAACCTCCCCCGGAGCGCCCTGTTCAAGGGTGACCCGAGAATTCTCGACGGCAAGGGCATCGATCTCCGGGGAATGTACATTCCGCGCGAGGGCTACAAATACGTCATCTTCGACTACTCGCAGATCGAGGCGCGCTTCGCCCTGTGGCTGGTCGACGACACGCACATGATGGAGGCGCTCGCCCGCGAGGGCAACCTGTACCAGGCGAACGCCGTGGCGATGGGCTGGTGCAAGTCCGGCGCAAGCCTCAAGCACGACGACCCGGACCTCTACCGTCTGGCGAAGTGCTGCGTGCTCGGCCTTGGCTACGGCATGGGCGCGGCCAAGTTCGTGGACTCCTGCAAGTCGCAGGGCCTCGACTTCCCGTCGATCCCGAAGGCCGAGTGGCCCGAGCTCGACAGGCGGCTGCTCTTCATCATCCGCAACACCGGCAAGGTGCGCGACCCCTTCGACCCGAAGAACGAGCACTATGTCGGGCAGCTTCTCCGCTCGGACCAGATCGTCCGCGACTGGCGCCGCGCCAACGCGGCCATAGTCCAGAGGTGGCGCAGCTACGCCGACGCCTTCCAGGCGCGGGCGATGGCAAACGCCAGGACCGTCAGTTTCCGGCTCCCCAGCGGGCGCGTCAAGACCTACTGGAACCCGGAAATGGTCAAGGAGCTGACGACCGAGATCGGCGAGGACGGCAAGGAGCACCCGTCGTACCGCATAGCCATGCGGGCGACCGTCGTGCGCGGCAAGCCGCCGAAGTTCCTCACGGGCGGAAACCTCATGGAGAACATCGTCCAGGCCACGTGCCGGGACATCATGACCTACGGGGCCGTCGAAATCGAGGAGAGGCACCCGTCGTGGAAGTTCTGCTGGAGCTGCTACGACGAGGTCATCTTCGAGGTCCCGGAGGCCGAGGTCGGGACGGCGCTTGTGGAGATGCCCCGCATCATGACGGAAGGCGACTACATCAAGGACTGGACGCGGGGCCTTCCGCTCGAAGTGGAGGGCGGCGCGTTCGACAAGTACTGCAAGTAAGGAGGACTTATGCCCGTTGCTGGAATGAATGTTGATACCGGGCAAAAGACCTGGCTTACACCACCGTTCATCATCGCGGCGCTTGGCGAGTTCGATCTGGACCCCTGCTGCCCCGACGAAATGCCATGGCGGACGGCCCGGACGATGTACACCAAGAGCGTTGACGGCCTTCGCCAATCCTGGCGGGGGCGAGTTTGGCTGAACCCCCCGTACGGAAGAGACTCCTACCCGTTTCTCGGGCGAATGGCCGCGCATGGAAACGGAATCGCCCTGCTGTTTGGTCGAACGGATACCGAAGCCTGGCACCGGTGGGTGTTTCCGTACTGTGATTCGGTCCTGTTCATGAAGGGCCGCGTTCGGTTCTGCCGACCGGACGGGACACAGGCGGACGCCGCGAACGCACCGTCATGTCTCGTGTCGTATTCGGGGAACGACACTCTTGCCCTCAGGCGCAGCGGAATCGAGGGATTCCTCATGAGAAAGGTGTGACACCATGTTCTTTAGCCAAGCCAACTTGGTCGACGACCATGTCGTCCCCTTGCCCGAGCCCTGGAAGGTCCGCGTCCCGCAGGAGATCCTCGACATCCCGAAGGACGACTACAAGGCCCGCTGGCGCAACCCGGCTGTAAAGCACTGGCTGCTCAGCCTGGCCGAGGGCCGCAGCGAGTCCTTCGCCGTGACCAATTCGAACCAGGCGGCCGCGCTCCACGGTTTCTTCGCGGACTACGACGGCGTCTTCACGCAGGACATGATCGACATCATGGCCCGAAAGAAGACGAAGTACCCGCCGGCGTGGTGGTGCCTCAGCCAGTCGCGCCAGCTCCACCTCGTGTGGCTGTTCGAGCGCCCCATCGCGGTCACGGGCAACGTGCACGCCTGCGACCTCCTGCACGTCGTGGCCATGAAGGTCAAGGCCCCGCACTGGGGCGTCGGCTACGACCCCGACTCCGAGAAGGTCACGCAGGTCATGGACATCGGACGCGAGTGGCACCCGTTCAGGGAGGACGCCCGCATCCCGTCCGCCGATCTCGTGCAGTGGGACGTGGCGCTCTTCGAAAAGGCCGCGAAGCAGTACTCGGACGACGCGATGAAGATACCCTTCGAGGACATCGTGCCGAAGATCCGGGAGCTCTACCCGGACGCGCCGGCCGATTTCCGCGAGGGGACGAGGTGCCGCCGCTTCTGGGACGCCTCGGCCGACAATCCGACGGCGTGCCTCGTGCGCCCGGAGGGCATCGTGGTCTTCACCCCGCACGACGGCGGGTTCAAGTCGTGGCCGTCCCTGCTCGGCAGGGACTTCTGCGAGCACTATTCCGCCGTGTCGATGGCCCCGTTCTACGAAGACACCTACTACGTCGCGGACCGCGACGCCTACGTGCGCTTCATGCGGAACGAGAACCCGCAGCGGTTCATCGCCCGGAACGAGAAGGTCCTGCGGAGGGACATCGTGGCCGCGACCGGAATGTCCACGAAACCGCCGAAGGACGGCGGCCTGAGCAAAATCGACGAGGCGCTCCACGTCATCAACGAGCGCAACGGCGTGGACGGCGCGGTGCCGGTCATCTACCGTCCGGCGGGAAGGCTCGCCCTCCCCAACGGGACCACGGTGCTGAACACGTCGCTCGTCACGGTGCTGAAGCCGGCGGGGCCCTTCGAGCTGCCGCCCGCGGACGTCGTGTACGGCGCCGACGTACCGAACCGGTTCAGGGCGGAACCCGACGCCTGCGAATGGGACAACCCGTTCGTCGTGTCGAAGTTCCCGCACATCCACCAGTTCCTTACGACGCTGTTCCTCCCGACGGAGAGCGCCCGCCGCGGCTGGGAGGCCGCGGGGTACCGGCCCTTCGGCCCGGATGCGAAGCTGTCATATGCGGCGGAGACCTACGAGCAGCTCACGAGGTTCCTCTCGTGGCTCTCGCACTGGTACCGCAACGCGGCCAGGATGTCGCAGACCCCGCACCCGGGGCAGGCCCTGTTCATCGCCGGCGACGCGAGCATCGGGAAGTCGTTCCTCGCCCGCGTGCTCGTCTCCGGCCTGATGGGCGGCTGCGCCGAGGCCCCGGACTTCTACATCAACGGGGCGAGGTTCAACAGCGAGCTGCTCGCGGCCCCGCTGCACATCATCGACGACCGGCTCGGGTCGATAGACTTCCGCCACCGGATGCAGTTCTCGGAATGCGTGAAGATCGTCGTCGCGAACGCCGGCCTCCGCTACGAGCGCAAGTTCGGGGACGCGATCGGCTTCGTGCCGTGGGCCGGCCGCCTGATGGTGATGCTGAACCGCGACCCGCAGTCCATGAGCGTGCTTCCCGACCTCGAGGTCTCGACGGCGGACAAGTTCATGATGCTGCGGTGCGGGACGGCGAGGTTCCCGTTCGGGCTGCCCGAGCAGAATGCGGCGTGGGTGCGGGAGGAACTCCCGTTCTTCGCCAGGTTCCTCCTCGGCTACAGCATCCCGGAGGAAATGCGGGACGTCCGGTTCGGCGTCTCCGCGTGGCAGCATCCCGAGATGCGCCAGGCGTCCACCGAGAACGGCCTCACGATCGAGGTCGTCGAATCCCTCGTCGACTACTTCGCGTTCCTCCGCCAGTCCGGCGAGAAGAACGAGACGGTTGCGTTCAGGGGGACGGTCGGGCAGCTCTACAGCGCCCTCGCCACGCACAGCGACACGTTCCGCGCGAACGTCAAGAGCTCAAAGGCCCTGCGCCAGCAGCTCCAGATACTCGTGCGGTCGCCGCTGTACAGCCTCTCCGAGGACGACTCGTTCACGCCTTCGGTGTGGTCCATACCGTACGACTTCGTCCGCAGGGACTGAAGCCGGAACCCCTCTTCCGCGAAAGCGGGGAGGGGTTTTTATTTTTTCCGCTTGACGCCGTGCACGGACAGGTATATAATATTTGCATGAATTTTTCGAGGACATTTGAAAGTGCCCCGCTTCCGGGGGTCGACAGGGAGGACGCCCCCCGCGCCGTCGTTGGTTGCGACCCCGGCCCGGAGTTCTGCGCGTTCGCCCTCGTCCTGCGCGACGGCGCCGCCCTCCGTCTCGCCGAGACCCGTTACGTACCTGTCGGCGACCTGATCGATTCAATGGTCCGCGGGTCTGTTCGCAACTCCTGGCTTGACGCCCGCCGATCCTTCACGAGCGTCAAAGCCGACGCGCCTTTCGTTTTCGCCTTCGAGAAGATGTCCACGCGCTACGGGGCCGTTCCCGGCGCGACCACGTTCGACACGTGCCGCAATTCCGGAATATGCCAGGTCCACGCGACGCTGGCCGGCGCGAAGCGGGTGTACAGCCTGTCGGCGTCCGACTGGCGCGTCGCGTTCGGCGGCTCGCCGGGCATGAAGGATTCCGAGACGCGGGCCGAGATCATCAGCCTCTTCGGCGAGGACGCGGACAGGGAAATCCAGCGCGTCTCGAAGGCCGCAAAGACGCGGCACTCGCTCGACAAGCCCGTCTCGGGGCACATGCGCGACGCCGTGGGCGTCGCCGCCGGGGTTTATTTTTTGCCGCGCCGCGGAGTTTCGATAGACTCGCGGCTGGTGTGGAGGGCCGTCGATGCCTAGCAACGAAATGCTCACGGACGACGGCTTCCCGATCGGCGAGATCGTGGTGTCCAGCAAGCCGGTGAAGCGGATCGAGCCCGAGACGGAGGACCGCGAGGCGCTGGTTCGCGAGGAGCTTCTCGAGCTGGCGGCGGCCAGCGACGCGGACCAGGCGCTCGCCGAGCTGTACGACGGCTACCTCGACCAGCAGAAGCGCAGGAAGGCGCTCCGGCTCTACCTCGTCGAGCGCAAGTCGTTCGACGAGATCGCCAAGGCCGTGGGCGTCCCGCCCCGCACGGTCTCGATGTGGTCGTACAACGGCAAGTGGGACACCGCCCTGCGGCGTGAAATACGCGTCGAGCAGGAGCACAGCCTGCTACAGCTGACGAGCATGAGGACGAAGCGCCGCGCCGACGCGGCGAAGGAGCAGCTCGACGCCGCGAAGGAAGTCCGCGAGACGGCGCTCGGCCAGCTCCGCGAGGGCAACGTGTCCGTCAAGTCCGCGGCCGAGGCGATCAAGTCCGCCGCCGACACGGAGGCCCGCATTCTCGGCATTTCCGAATCCGGCGCGTTCGACCGTGGCGAGAAATCCGAGGACGAGAAGGCGAAGGGGGGCGGGAAGACTCCGCTCGTGCAGATTTTCCAAGGCGGGCTTCCGCCCATCAGGGTCGTGAAGGACGGTGCGCAATGACGGAAGACATGGATGCAGTCGCCAAGGCGAAGGTCAAGTCGTGGCTCGAGTCGTTCAGGCCGGCGGACGGCTGCGCGGCGTGCGCCGTGCCGGAACCGGCGCCCGCGCCGGCGAGGCCGAAGGTCGACCTCTACGTCGCGGACGGTTCGGGGATGTATGGCGCGGCGGACCGTCCCGTGCCCGGCATAGACATTCTCGTCGACGAACCGGAGGGGTCGCGATGACCGAGGAGATGGAGGAGATAACCGGCTTGTCCGGCGAGTCCGAAGATACCGTCCGCAGGGTTTTGCGGGCCATGGCCATGACGGTGTGCGGGCGCGACCGGACGGAGCTTCGCGGGTTCGGCGTCTTCACGTGGCGCCCGTTCCGGGGGAGGACCCCGGAGGGCAGGAAGTTTTCGGTGATGAGGCTTTGGTTCAGGACCGGCAGCATGAGGAGAGAGGACAATGTACGAAATCCATGACAGGCTCGACAACCCGTGCCCGCAATGCGCGCTCAAGCACTTGAGCGCCGCGCTCGCGACGCATCTCGAGACCCCGTATGTCCGGCGCGACGATCTCGACGCCAGGCTTGCGGCGATGTACGCCGGCGTCGCCTATGTGAATTACGTGGAATACCTCGAGGGATACGAAAGCCATGTCCATTTCGCGGTCGGCGCGGTCGTCCTCGCCGAGGAGCACGCGGCGCGCGCCGGGATCAGCCTGGTGCCATGGCGTGCCGCCCGGCTGTGCATGATGGACCCGAACAGCGACGGCCGGCAGGTGCTCGCCGCACTGGCCGCGACCGATCCCGATCTCGAGATGGCGCACCTCCACGAGGCGTTCCGCGAGCTCCCGATGCTGGAGGAGGCCGTGGTCGACACCGCGCTGGCGTTCTGCTGCGAGCCCGCCCCGACGCTCGACGGCATCCTTGACGCGATCCGATGGGTCAACCGCAACTTCTTCGACGATTTGGCCGGTTCGGACGGCTCCGCGGGTGCGGTGCCGGAAGACGGCGAGAACCCACCGCCGGGTTCGGCGGAAACCACAGGAGAAAACGAAATGACGAAAGCCACGGTGAAGACGGCCGCCGCGAAGGCGCCGGCCAAGAAGGTCGAGGCCAAGAAGGCCGCGACCCGCGCCGCCTGCAAGGGCGGATGCGCGAAGAAGTCCTGCAAGAAATAGGGGAGCAGGATGTCGTTCCTCAGGCCCATAAAGGGACACGCGATCCTCGTCGACCGGCAGTTCGGGCCGGTCGGCGGGGTCGAGATCCCCGAGACGCTCTGGCCCGACCGTCTCGACTTCACCGTCGCGGCGGCCGGGCCGGGCGCGGGGTTCGGCGTCGGCGACACGGTCGTGCTCGCCGACCCGAACGCGGGGCGCAAGGTCAGGATCGACGGCGTTCCGTACCGCATAGTGCGGGAGTCCGACATACAGGGAGTACTTGAATAGGAGCAACCAATCCCGACAAACCAGTCGTTCCCGTAAAGGAGATGCCATGATGAAAGAATGTGGATGCTTAGCGCTGATTATCGCTATCGTCTTCTTGTTTGTTGTCATGCTCTTAGAAGCCGAACATGGTTATAGACAAGATATGTATGAGGATTATATGCATGACAACTGCCCCGAATGCACGTTCTACAGAATGCTTCACAAAGACGACGTGGCGTTCGCCATCCGCGAGAAGCAGCGTAGCGAGCGGGCCGCGCGACAACTCATTTCTGGCGCGTGCCAGGAAATCCAGGAACCCTAGCAAGGAGACAAACCAATGAAGAAATACCTACGTTGCCACTTGGTCGAGGCGCAGCCCATGACCCGTGGCGCATACAACAAGAAACGCGGCTGGACGGTTCCCGCCGACGAGGACCCCAAGGAGAAGGGCTATCTGGTGAAATATCCGGACGGCTACGTCTCATGGTGCCCGAAGGCACAGTTCGAGAAGCAGGGCTTCCCGCTTGAAGACGGGACGAAGATCACAGGAAAAGACCTTCTTGACTTCAAGCTTCTCGGCAATCAGACGGTCAGCACGGAGAAGACCTCCGACGGCAAGCCGTTCACGCTACTCGAGATGGTCTATCCGACCGGCTTCACAGACTTCGCGACATCGATGTGCGTCGATCCGAAGAACTACTCGGAGGAGATTGGCTGTAGCAACTGCATCGAGCAAACCAACGGCCGTCTCTGGGCCTACCTCGGCTTCATGCTGGCATGGGCGAAGGACGGGCTTTCCGACAAGGCCCTGGAAATCGCCCGCAAGGAAGACGCCGAAGCCGCCGCGAAGGCTCCGACAACGAAGAAAGGCGGTAAGTAATGGGATACATGGACTTCGGCGCGGCAATACGAGCCCTTAAGGAAGGCAAGAAGGTCGCGCGCTTTGGCTGGAACGGCAAGCGTCAGTATCTTTCGCTTGGCACGGAGTTCACCTATGTGGACTGCAATGGCAAGCAGAATGCCGAACACGTCACCTCTGGCCGCGCGGCAATCGTCTTCCACGGCACAATCGGCGAACAGGTTGGCTGGCTCGCCTCGCAGGCCGACATGCTTTCCGAAGACTGGGTTATCGTTGAGTAGGCGTAAACCAAAGGAAGGACACATGGCATGGAACAAGAAAATGAACACGCCGGAATCGGCGAAGGGGATGTTCGACGGGAGGACGAAGGCGTCGCTCCGGTCGGAGCAGTCGAGGCTCCGGTCGAAGGAAACCCGGACGGCGGCGGAACAGAAGCGCCTCCGCCGGGTGAACTTCGCCCTGAGGGCCAAGAACAAGTTCGGCCCGGCGAAGTAGCGAAACCGCGCCGCCCGGGAATTCGGATCAAGTTCCGGAACCTCCGCGGCGACCCGGCGCTCGAGGCCGAAACCGAGAGGTTCCGCGGGTGGCTCCGCACCGGCGTCTCCACGGATCTCCTCACCGACGAGCTCGGCGCCCCAGAACCCGGCGAGGACGGCGCGGTGACCTGGACCGTCACGCCCGAGACGCTCGGGGCGTGGGCGAAGCGGCACGAGGGCGAGACGTTCGACGACCCGCGCCCCCCGCGGAGCCCGCAGCGCGCCCGTCCGGGCGCCCGACCCACGCTCGACGAGTTCCTCGCGCAGGGGCTTGTCGCGGAGGACTACGCCGCGTACCAGCGCGGATGCAAGCTCGCCGAACTGTACAGGAGTCTGTACGGGGAGGCCCGGTGAACAAGCACCGGCACTGGGAGTACATGGTCGTCGCGGTCGGGGAACGCCCGGCCGCGACGCCTGACTCCCCCGTGTTTTTCAGCATGAAGGCCGCGCAGGCCGAGAAGGACAGGCTCGATACCACGGATTGCATATACGACATCCCGAGCAAAGGCTACCGGATCGTGCGCCGCTGGGTCGAGCACGGAAGATGGGAGAGGGTAAGATGAACGCGAAGATCGACTGGGGCAGGTATTTCGACCATATCTACTGCCTGTGCTACCTGGGTTCGGAGCACCAGGCCGTGAAGCGCCGGCTTTTGGAGGCCGAGCTGACAAGGACCGGCATCCTGGGGTCGGGGGTTTTTTCGTGGCAGTACACCACGCCGGACCCGTGGGACGAGGTTATTTCGGGACGGCTCCGCAAGCGGGTGCTGGGCAGCCCGGCCGCCAACGTCGGATTCATAAACCTGGGGCTCGCGACCGCCCGCATCTTTCGGGAGGCGAAAGCGCTCGGGTACCGCCGCATCCTCGTGCTCGAGGACGACGTGGCGTTCCTGAAGGATCTCAGAGAGGTTGAGATAATCCTCGAGAATATCCCCGATCGCAGTCTCGTCATGTTCGACAAGTTCCTGGACTGGGGCCTGACGTTGGACGAATACATGGGTTTCGTGCGGGAACACACAATCAATCCGTGTTTTTTCGAGGGGCGCGAGCTCCACACCGTAGGCGGGGTCGCGTTTTCGGTTGACCAGACGGCCATGTCGTTCTACATCCGGCGCTACGAGAATCCGGACGAAGGCCCCCATGCCGCCGATTCCTATTTCGATTGCTTCCCCGACCGTGCAGTGGCCATAAAAAGCCTGGCCGTGCAGGTGCAGTACGCTTCCGCGCTGTCTCCATCCTACTGTTTCGGCAAGGGCATCGTCAACTCGCACACGAACGCCTACCGCCCCTCCGGCACCGACTACAGGGACTACGCCGTGCCGGACGGCTACACGATGGACTCGCCGCCCTTCGACCTCGCCACGCTGGAGGACAAGCCGGCCGAAGTCCCGCCGCGGCCCCGCCCCGCCGTCGCCAGGAAGGGCCGCTTCTTCGTTTCCGTCTACGCCATCGCCAAGAACGAGGAGAAGTTCGTCGACCGCTGGATGGACTCGATGTCCGAAGCCGACGAGATCGTCGTGCTCGACACGGGCTCGTCCGACGGGACCGTCGCGAAGCTGCGGGGGCGCGGCGCCCGCGTCGAGGTGAAGGAGTTCCACCCCTGGCGGTTCGACGTGGCCCGCAACGCGTCGATGGAGCTTTGCTCCCCCGGGGCCGACATTCTCGTGTGCACGGACCTCGACGAGGTCCTCAGCAAAGGATGGCGCAAACAGCTCGAGGACGCGTGGGGCAAGGCGGTCGACGCCGGGAAGCGCCCGACGACCGGCCAGTACCGGTACATCTGGAATTTCACCGCGGACGGCAGGCCGGACCGCACGTTCACCTACGAGAAGGTCCACGCGCCGGACACCTGCAAGTGGACGCATCCCGTCCACGAAATACTTTCCTACCACGTCCCGAGGATCCCGGTCGAGATCCCCGGCATGGTGCTCGAACACCACCCGGACCGGACGAAGTCCCGGGCGTCGTACCTTCCGCTCCTCGAGATGAGCGTCGAGGAGGACCCGGAGGACGACCGCAACATGCACTACCTGGGGCGCGAGTACATGTTCCGCGGGGAGTGGCAGAAGGCGATCGACACGCTGCTGCGCCACCTCGCGCTCCCGAGGGCGAAGTGGCGCGCGGAGCGCGCGGCCTCGATGCGCTTCATCGCGAGGTGCTACGCGAACCTGGGGAAGGACATGACGGCGGAACTGTGGTTCTACCGGGCGATGGACGAGGCCCCCGACCAGCGGGAGTCGGCGGTCGAGTTCGCCCAGTGGCTGTACGGGCGCAAGGCGCCATGGAGCCAGATCGCCGCCGCGTGCCGCCGCGCCCACGCGGTCGAGGCCCGCTCGGGGTCGTACCTCACGGAGGCCGAGGCGTGGGGCGAGAAGCCCTACGACCTGCTGTCGCTGGCGCTCTGGAACCTGGGGGACGCGCCGGAGGCGCTGTGCGCCGCGCAGAAGGCGCTGGAGCTCGCGCCGGGCGACTCGCGAATCGCGAACAACGTCGCGCTCATGGAAAAGGCGGTGAAAGGTGAGTGAGGTCTGCGCCATGTTCTTCGGCGGCGTGATAGTCGGGTGTCTGATCGCCGCGTCGTTTCTGGCAGGCCGCCGCTGCGGCTACTGGGAGAGGGTTGAGGAGGAAAGGTTTGCAAGGGGCATACGATGAGGAACGAAAAGATACTGGAGATCGTCCGCGGGATGAACAAACGGCTCCCCGAAGAAGCCGACGGGCTTGCCAACGTCGACGTCGGCTGGTGGAGAGACGCCTGCAAGAAGCTCGAAGCGGCGGCGTCCGACAAGGGCAACTGCGGGCAGATCGACAACACGAGCTACTACAGGCTGCCCGACGGGCGCCAGCTCGAGGACTTCATCTGGGACCGCGGGCTGTCGTTCGCGGAGGGCTCGGCGGTCAAGTACCTCTACCGCGCCGGGCATAAGGACGGGGAGTCCAGGGAGAAGGACGTCGCGAAGGCGAGGCACTACGCGAGGTTCGTGGCCGCAAGGGAGCTCGACGCGGAGGACAACGTCTGGGGCCGGATTGTCGGTCTCGTCGAGGCGGCGAGGTCTTTCAGGCAGGCCGCGGGGCGCCCGCCGTTTTCCAAGGTCCTCGGGAAGTTCCTGTCGAGCGGGCCCATGTGGGCCTGCGTCTCGCTGCTCGTCGCGATAGTCGCATTGGGCGTCGCCTGCAACTTCCCGTGGTCGGCCGTTCCGGCCGTGGCGGCCTGCCTATTCTGGCTGGGCGCCGAGTGGCGCCTGGCCCGGAGGCGCGCCGCCCCCGGCCTGCTCTGAAGAAGGCTCTTTGGCCCCGCCGCCGGGTTCTCCTTGGCTCTTTCCCGGGGCGGGGCCGTTTTTCTTTTCCGGCCTCGGCGACTGCCGGACCTTCGCGATGATGTCCCGGATGCGCTGGACGTTCGCCTGCTCCTCCCCGGTCTGCGGGGCGCCCATTTCCATCACGGCGTCGAGGAACTCGACGGCCTCGTCGAGCTGCTCGTCCGTGGGGTCCTCGACGGACGTGTCGAAGGTGCAGATGCGGGCGAGGATCGTCCGGCGCAGCATGAGTTCGTCGCCGGCGTAGGCGGTGTCGGAGAAGAATTTCCTCTGCTCCCCCGTGGGCTCGGCCTGCGGGTCGAAGCCGTTGACCTCCATGAGAACGCGGAACGCCTCGTTGTACGCCGTGCAGAGGCCGTCCCGCTTGTCCTTGAAGACCTTCGGGTTGATCACTATGCGCGCGGGGGCCGAGGGCTCGGGGGCGGGCTGGGGGTCGGGCCCGCGTGTCTTCGAGCCGGAGACGCCGCCGCCTTTGGCGTCCTGCCGGACTTCCGCGTCGGCCTTCACGCGATATAGGTCCCCCGCCCTCAGCGTGGTGTCCGTCAGCTTGGGGTTGAGTTCCTTCAGCCGCTCCACGGACACCCCGGCGAGCTTCGCGAACTCCCCGATCGACCGGATGTCCTCGCCGACGCGCATGTGCGTCCCCGCGTCGAGCAGCGCCTTGTATTCCGGATACTCGTAGTCTTCGCCGAAGAAGTTCTTGTGGCCGAGGCGCCGGCGCGTCTCCAAACCCCGCATGATCCGGCCGCCGGCCTTCCGGTACGACGGGTACTCCGCCTTGACCGCGTCGAGCAGCTCCTGTTCGTTCTTCGCGGCCTTCAGCGCCTCGTGCAGGAGCGGCGACCTCCGCTCGGTCAGCACGTCGCGGACACCGAACGCGACGTCGATCAGCGCGCGCTTCCCGGCGTCGGGGATCTCGTCGTACCTCGGGATCGTTTTCCCGAGCCACGCCTCGCGCTCCTTGATGTCACGCGTCAGCAGCGCGTCGGCGTCCTCCTCCGTGATGACATCGCCTTTCTGGACCTGCCCCCCGTCGGCGCGGAAGTGGCTCCCGTAGCCATAGTAGTACTTTTCGTCCACGTCCGGCTTATCCGCGGTTCCGGTGAACCCCTCCCGGTCCTTGAGGTGGTCCCGGAGCGTCTTGTCCTGTGCCAGTGTCGCCATTTACCTTCCCTCCCCCTCGAGTTCGTAGAACCCCGCGGCCCGCGGGTGCTCCCTGAAGAATTCGAGATCCGCCTCAGTGTACTCTTCGGGCGTCTGCACGACTTTGATGCCGAATATGGTATCAGGTATCTTGTCCGTCGCGAGGAAATTGCCGAGGGCGGCGCCGCCGTTCGCGGCCTCGCGGACCTCCGGCCCGTACTCGATCGCCATGTTCGGGTTGGCATACGCCTGGCCGAGCATCAGGTACATGGCCCGCCCCTCCGCGTCACCGACCCGTGCACCGGACGACTTCACGCGCGAGCGCATCGACGCGACGGCCCGGTCGAACGCGCCCCCGAGCCGCAGGGCCGCACGGGCCGGGCGGTTCAGCGATGCGCTGTCAAACGGCGCCGACGGGTCGTACTTCATCAGCGCGCGGAAGAGCTCGCCGTAGTACTTGGCGAGCAGTTCCTGCGATGTGCTCTTCATGAGCGCGGCCGGGTCGTAGCCGTTGCGCCGCGCCTCGAGCAGCACGTCGTTGACCTTCGCGTACCGGCCGCGCCCGTCGCCGGTCGCGTAGCCGCGCCGGTCGTTCCGGGCCCAGAGGTCGAGCTGCTTCGTCAGCTCCTTGCCGAGCGCGGTCTTCGACGCGCCGCGCTGCACCGGCAGCGCCATCGAAACGAAACCGGCGTCCCGGTTCCGGGTCATCCCGCTGAACGAGAACGGCATCCACGCCTGCATGAGGTTCCAGGTCGCGCCGTCCACGGTGGGTGAGAGCCAGCGCTCGGCCCAGCCCATCTCGCTCCACGGGAGCGCCTGGGCCATGTAGCCGGGGTTGAACCCGAGAATGCCCTCGGTGACGCGCTGGGCCGGCATCGACAGCTTGGACAGGAATTGTCCGATCGGATCCTCGAACCAGCGGACCTCCTCCCACCCCTGCTTGCCGGCGTGGACGTAGACCCGGCGGTTGTACGACCCGTTGGCCGGATCGTCACCCATGTACAGCGGAATGAAGTCCGGCGAGACGCGGCCGGCGGTTGCACCGAGCCCGGCGCCAACCAGCCCGGTGAGCCAGTTCCCGCCTCCGGCGTAACCGGCCACGGCGCCTGCCGCTGCGCCGGCGACGCCCGCGCCGAAGCGCCCGCCCCGCTTGAACGAGCGGAGCGCGCCCCCGAGCCGCGTGTCGTCGAACCGCGCGATGGCGCGGAGCAGCGGGGTTATGTCCGCAGACTTCCAGCGGGCGCGGTCCTCGTTCTGCCACGTGAACCAGACGTCGCGGTTGTGCCAGCTGTGGCGGTCGGCATAGGCTGCCATCTCGAACCTGTCGCGCCCCCGCCCGTACTTCGCGAGGAATTCGGGCCCGCCCATGCCGGCGGTCGCCCGGGCGAACCGGACCTTCTCCGCGGCCGTGCGCTCCCTGTGGAACGCGGCGTAGAACTCCTCGTCGGACAGGCGGTCGTCGTCGTCCCCGTCCATGCCGCCCGCGGCGGCGTCGAGCACCTTCGCGAGCGCGGTGGACAGGATCTGGAGGACCTGCGGGAACCCGAGCATGACAAGCCCGAGCATCCGTGCCCAGCGCCCTATGTAGTGCGCGCGCTCCTGGCGGCTCGCGGTGTTCGTGCCGAACGCGAGATCCTCGAGGACCTTGCCGCCCCCAGCCTCCCACGCGCCGCGGGTCCACTGCCACGAGAACATCAGCACGTTCAGGAGCCTGCGGTTCGCCGGATGCGCCCACGAGTACTTCAGCGGGTCGAGCCCGCCGACCTCGGCGTTGATGTAGTCCGCGTACTTCTTCAGGTCGCGGATCGGGTCGAACGCCTTGCCCTGGCGTTCGGCCAGGTAGCGGAGCTTGGTCGCGAGCTGCGCGGTCACGGCGAGCTTGGTCGCGTTGAGCGCGTAGTTGAACGCCTTGTCCGACTGGCGGAGCGCGACGTCGCGGGCCATGCGCCCGAACTTCGCCGCGATCTCCGCGCCGTAGGTGTCGCGGATTATCCGCTTCAGGTGGTCGAGATCCCCCTGCGTCATGGCCTGCGCGTCCTCAAGCGGGCTCACGAGACTCGTGGAGGTCCGCACGCCGAGCGCGTTGGCCCAGGCGTACAGCTCCGCGAGGAACGGGTCGTTCGAGTCCATCATGTCGACGATGTCCGAGAAGCCCAGGAAGTTCTTGGTGATCCAGGCGGGGCCGCCCGGGAGCTTCCGCAGGAAATCGAACGCTTTCGGGTGCTCGCGCATGTAGTCGGCGATTGGTTTATAGTTCCCGCCGAGCGTGGCGAGCGCGCCGACCGCGGCGGTCGGGGACTCGAACCGGGTCGCCAGCGGGAAGAAGAACGAGAAGCTCACGCTCATCGCCTTCGACCAGCCGAGGGCGCGGTGCAGGAGGGAGCGCGCGGCGGGGCCGCCCGTGCCCATCGCCCGGCTCGCGCCGAGGAACTGCTGGAGGTAGCCGAGCGCCTCGCCCAGGCCGAGCTTGTCTATCGCGAAGTCCGCGATTCTTCCGTGCGGTGCGGCCTCCTCGGCCTCGCGGACGAGCCACCGCTCCACCGAGGCGATCGAGGCGTTCGCGTCCTTGTGCTCGCGGTAGCGGCAGGCTGTTTCCGGATTTGTCCCGAGAACACCCTTGTTGGCCGTCATCTTCGCCCGCAGCGCGGCGAACTCCCGCTTGGCGTTCTGGACGCCCGACAGCTTCTCGTCGTAGGCGTCGCCGTTGTACTCACACCACCAGCGGGCCACGTTCTGCCAGAAGGCGTCTGGCAGGCCGGAGACATCGGCCGCGATGTCGGACGGGTCCGCGTAGTACACGGGCGCGCCGTCGTACGCGGGCGTCATCAGCATGTTCGCGAGAGTCGCCCGGGACATCATCGCGTTGGCGAGGCCGTCGATGGCCACGTGGACCTTGTGCCCGATCTGGTAGTTGGCCGGAAGGGTCCCGGTCCGGCGGAACATGTCGAGGTCGTTCAGGCCGACCGCGCCGCCGAACAGCTCGCCCCTTGTGAGCGCCGCGTCGCGGTACGCGTCCACGACGTCCATCGCGGCGCGGTAGTCGATCCCGGCCTCCTCCTTCGTCCCGAACTTCGCGGCCCAGGCGTTCTGGAGGCTCTTCGAGTAGATGGCTTCCGCCAGGCCGGCGTAGGTCGCGTCCGCGGGGAGCTCGAGCCCGGTGCGCCGTGAGCGCGCGGAGCCCGGCTCGAACCCGCCGGCCGCGATGAGGTCGATGAGAGGCTGCCCCGACACGCCGATGCCGTACAGATTGGACAGCATGTCAAGTCCGTTGATGACCTTGTCCGCCTGGAGGTCGCGGACGGGAACGTCGGCGAACTCGGAGTCGACGACCGCCTTCATGCGCTCGTAGTCGCGGCTTGCGGCTCCCTGCCGGTCCGCCGCGCGGTCGCGGAGGGCGCGCTGCGCGTTGTACATGAACACGCCGGAGCCACGCCAGAACGGGAGCGCCGTGCCGAAATTGCTGAAGTACGCGCCGTCGCCGTGGGTGAGCCACGGGTGCGCCTTCGCAAACCTGACGGCCTTCGAGTAGACGGCCATCATGTCCTTGATTATGGCGTCCCGGTCGAGCATTTCCGGCTTGCGGCCGCCCTTGTCGGACGTGAGCTTGCGGTACGCCTCGCTTCCGAGGAACGCGTCGTTGATTTCATCGCACGGAATCGTGGCGGCCGCGGACGTGAACCGGGGGAGCCCGTCGACGTCGTAGCGGTAGTTGTCGCGACACATCCCCTCGACGAGGCCCCTCTCCCGCAACGCGGATATGACGAGCGCGTTGTAGCGAGCGGATGTCGGGCCACTGGCGCGGACTAACTTGTCGCCATCGGCCTCGGCCATGGCCGCGATGGCGCTGGCCACGAACCTCCTGCGGTACGGTTCGAGGATTTCCGGGGGTATCTGGTCGTCCATGCGACGCAGGGCGAACGACAGCGCGTCGAGTTGCTCCGAGTTCGCCAGTCGCCTCGCTATCGCCTCGCGGGAGTAGAACGCGGGGTCACGGTTCATGCCGCCGTGGAACCGGATGTCGGCCACGCCAGTCACCACGCGGTCCTGGCGGGAGGCCCGGGCCGCGCACATCTTCTTGAAGATGTCGATGATCCGAAGGTCGGATTCGGTCAGGACGATGTCGGCCAGCTGCCGGCGATAGTTGTCGAACTTGAGGTATTTCCCGCCGGCTGCCCACACAACCTGGCCGTCTTCGAGTGCGTGCGTCGCATCGTGCTCCAGCAGCTTCAGGATGCGCCCGCCGGCCTCGACATTGTCGCCGAAGAGGAAGGCGTGGAAGTTCTCGAGCCTCGCGATCTCGCCCTTGATGGCGTCGTACTCGTGCATCTCGGCCGATAGCATCTCGCCGATGTTGCCCTTTGCGCCGAACGACTTGCGGATGAGCGACCGTGACCACGCGGAGACGTTTTCCGCGATGAAGCTGGACTGGTCGGAGTAGTCGACGAGCCCCGCGTCGCCAGCGAGGTTCGAGTCGCCAGCCGCCTGGGCCGCCAGCCACTCGGCCGCGGTGAGCCCGGCCGGGACGCCATGCCGCTCCCGCGCCGCCTTCTGGAACTCGAGGTCCTCGGGGGTCGCGGGCTCGGTGCCGGTCTCCCGGTAGAACTTCGCCATCGCGGCGACCTGGTAGGCCGCGGACACGCACGCCTTGAGGCCGCGCTGGAACTCGGGGTCGGAGACGAGGGCCCGGCGCCGGGCTATCACCGGCGCGTCGTCATCGTCGAGCAGCCGCGCCGTCGACACGTCGCCCCGCTCGTCGACCTCGTTCACCGGCACGAAGTCCGGCATCCGCCCGCGGGCGTCCGGCTTCCCGGCCCTCACGCCGGTCCACAGGGCGTGCATCACGCGGTCGATGGTCTCCGCCCCGTCCGTCTCGACGTACCGGGCGAGGCTTCCAGGGTCCTTCACCATCGCGGCGAGCGCGTCCATCTGCTGCTTCTGGAACAGCAGCTCGGCGGCGAGCTCGCCCCCCGCCCCGTTCTCCATGGCGCGCTTCAGCCGTGTCCCCGCGGACGCCGCGGCCCGCGCCGCGACCTTCGACGGGGCAACCGGGTCGGAGGACGTTACCCAGGCGGAAACCTGGTACATGCTCGCGTGGCGGGCCTTCGGGTCGCGGCGGAAGTCACCGGTGATCTTGTCGTGGCGCGAGTTCGCGGGCTTGGCCTCGCCCGTCGCGGCGTCCACGTTGGTCCTCGTTATGAAGCTCGCCTCGAGCGAGTGGTACATCCGGAGCGCGGCCTGGAAGGCTATGCTGTCCCGGATGTCCTTGTCGTTCAGCTTGCCGAGGGCTTCGGGGTTCACGGTCGCGAGGGCGCGGCGCAGGCCGTTCATCACGATGACGCGGTCGCGGGCCACCTCGCGCGGGTCGGGCAGCGCGTACTTGCGCGTAACGTATTCGAGCCCGCGGCTCCAGCTGCCGTCGGTCTTGAGCCCGTGTTCCATTGATTCCCTGATCCACCGCGCCGTCGCGTAGAAGTCGTTGGAGACCGACAGCGGCAGCGTTCCGCGACGCACGTTCCCCGCCGCCGCGGAGGCATTGGCCGAGGGCGTGCCCGCCGGGTCGGCCGGCGTGGCCTCGAAGAAGTCCTCCGTGTCGGAGACGGGGGCGGCGTTCCGGTCGTCGGCCACGCTCCGGCGCGTCTCCGCGGACTCCGCGAGAAGGCGGCGGAACTCCGCGTCCGGGACGCGCTCCTCGCCTGTCAGCCTCCGCATGACGCGGAGGTCCGCGGCGCGCACCTTTTCGGCGGCCTCGGGGTTGGCCAGCGCGAACTTGTGCCAGCGCTTCGACCTGCCGAAGTCCGCTATCGTGTTGCCGAGGACAGGGGCCTCGACGTTCGCGGCGGCCGCGGCCTCGAGCTCCTCGGGGGTGCGGACAGTTTCCGACACGGCGGGCGCGAAGGCGTTGCTCAGGACCGACGCGATGGCGGTCTCGTCGCCCTCTTCGAGACGCGCGACGGAGTCGTACATGCCCGCTGCCTCGGCGATCGCGGCCTCGTCGTCCGGGTTCTCGCGGGCGCGCGCGGCCGCGGCCTCGGCGGCTTCGGTGCCCGCCGCGACGGCCGATGCGATGGCCTCCTCGTTCCGGGCCCGGCTTGTCTCCGCAATCCCGTGCACCACCATGTTGAATACGGTGTTGTCGGTGGCGAAGCCCTCGTCCCCGTAGTTGAAGCCATTCTTGAGGGAATCCCAAAAGCCCTTGAGGAAATCGAGGATGCGTTGGAACACCCCGCGGGTCTCCGCGCCGGCGACTCCGGCATCCCCCTCGACCCACTTGCGGAACGCCTCGGCCGCGGCTTCCTCGTTGAAGCCGTGGGCGCGGGACGGGTCCGTGCCGAACTGCTTGCGGAGCGCCTCGTAGTCAGCCTCCCCGAACAGCCCGATGGCCTCGAACATACGCATCATCGAGTGGAAGTACTCGTGGTACAGTTCGGTGCCCTTCGCCCCGGCAGGAAGCTGGATCGCGCCGACGAGCGTCTGCGCGCCCTTGCCGCTGAACGACCACTCGACCTTGTGGGACGTGACACCGCCGATCGTCGCCTTGCGGGCGAGTTCCTTGCGGATCTCGAGCGGGAGGCGGGCGAAGTCGTCGGCCGTGAACGGCCGTTCCTTCGTGCCGAGGTTCACCGCCGCGCAGTACGAGGCCGCGAAGGCCCGCGAGTTTGCGAGGCGCTCCACGTCCTCCTCGGTCTCGGCGCGGAGGCCCTTGCCCGCGGTCTCGACCACGATGGAGACGCGGCGGCCGAGACCGGCGTTCCCGCGGAGCTTGCCGCGGATCGTGAACGCGGTGCCGCCGAGGTACTCCACGTTCGCCCAGGACGAGAGCAACCTGCCCATCGCCCTCGCGGCGTTGGCGGCTCGCTCGTCATATGCCCCCTTCGACAGGAGGGTCGGACGCGCCGGGGGTTCCGGCGCGGCGTTTGGCACATGTCCGACGTTGTACGCGTCGACGGCGTTCACCATGCGCTCGAACCGGTCGCCCGAGAACAGCTCGAGCGAATGGCGGAACGGGGCCTGGACCCTGCCACGGGGTTTTCCGGCGGGCGTCCGGGCCTCCGGCGCCATGTCGTTCGCGACGAGAATGGCGCGGGACTCCGGGCCCAGCGCGGCCTCGGACGCCGACAGCATCCGGTAGTACCGGTCCGGCAGGATGCCAAACAGGGACGGGGACGCGCCGGACGGCGTGCCGGTCACGCGGGACGTGACGAGCGAGTAGAACGGGAGGATCTGGCCGACCAGCATGGCCGGAGTCACCGCGTCTATGCCGTAGTTTTCCTTCAGCGCGCCGAGCGCCGCCTTGGCGTCTTCGGCCATTGCCTTCAGCTCTGCCGAGGCGTTGCCGGCTTCCTTGACGAGCGCGTCAACGTTATCCGCGGTAAGCGTGTAGCCTTTCGCCCGGGCGTATGACTTGGTGGTCGCGTTGGCCGCTTCCATGCCGTCGCCCTCGAATCCCACTGATACGCGACGTTCGCCCGCGTACGCCCGCCCCGCTATGACGTCGTCAAACATCGCGCGGACACGTTCGTTGGCCGCCGTGTCGTTCTCGCGGTACGTGGGGCCGATGCGAAGGAGCCCGTCGCCCATGCGGCCGTACGGGAAGTACTTGTGCGGCTTGCCGTCGGAGTCCTCGCCAAAGATGTAGTACGTCTGCTCGCCGTAGCCGGTGTCCCGGCGTGCGGAGATGTACGCGAACGCCTTGTTGCCGGCCGCGGAGTTGAATTCCTCCGAGGTCACGATGGACCGGTACATCATGCCGAACATGGCCTCGACGCCGCGGCGGAACGCCAGCACGGTGGGTGCAGGGGCCACGTCCTTGGTGGAGATTTTATCCGCGCGCTTTTCATATATGGCCGCCGATTGGAGATAAGCCTGTTTTTCTTCTCCTTGGGCCGATTCTGCGGATACGCGCTTATTAACCGCGGCCCTGCGGAGTTTCGCGGCTTCATCCGCCGCGACCGCGCGCCGGGAAACCTCGCCAGCCATCTCGCGCATCGCCGCGTACATTTGGCGACCGTCCTTGAACACAGAGCCCGCCACGGGAAACGCGGCGAGGCTCGAGAGGAGTCCGTGCACGTACGGGAGCTGCTCCGCGTTGGACTCGATGTGCATCGCGTCCCAGGACTTGAGCCGGTCGGACTCGGAGACCAGAGGCTCCTTGGGGTCGGTTCCGTCGCGGTACGCGGTCATCGCGCCTGCCATGACGGTCTGGAGGCCTTCGCCCAGGGAGTATGCCATCCGCGTCGCCGCGTGCATTCTGCTCAAGGTCCCGGCCAGAGGTCCGAGTCCCGGGATTTCAACAGCCTTGGCGACGTCAAAGGTCGCCTTACCATCTTCCGACGTAAACGCCTCGCGGACCGAATCGCCAAGCGCCGTGGCGTTGGGCGAGCCCGGGTCGGCCGTCAGGTAGTTGATCGCCTGGCCGAACGACCGTGCGTCGTCAAGTTCGCACTTCATGCCGAACCACCGGGCGAACGCGGGGGCGGACGATTCGTGACCCGATGCCAGCCATGCGACATACCCGAACACGGGGTTGTGCCCGCCATCCTTTGCGAGCTCCGTTATCAGCTTCCGCCGTTCGGCCCGTTTAAGCCCGCTGTTCATGACAGTGCGGAACCACGCGGGGGTCGCGCTCCCGAGTTGCAAAGACCCCGACTCCCATGTAAGGTCCAGGGCCTTCTCCAGCCAAGCCTTTGTAATGTTGTTCGGATCCGCAGAGTCGCCGGCCACGGCCTTCGCCATGTCTGCGAATTTCGGTCCATTGGCGGCGCCACGGCGTGTGGCGGCCAACGCCCAGAGGAACCGGCCGCCATTCTTGATGTCCTTGATGTACGCGCCGAGCACGTCGGCAAACGCCTGGTCCGTCACGGGCAGCCCGGAGTCCCCGGCCGCCACATAATTGAGGAGGTTCGCGTAGACACTTTCAAGCATCTCCCGCGTCCAGCCCAGACGGCCGCACAGCTGTTCCTTCACGTCGTCGAACGTCGCATTGGATATGCCGTCGAGATGGTAGGCGAACTTCCACCAGTTTTCGGACAGGCCCGCGTTGTTCCGGAACATCCGGGGGAATGCGTCGCTCGCCAGCCAGGCGAGATGGAGGTTACGGGCCAGCGCCACGGCGATGCCACGCGCGTCGCCGGCGTCCTTTGCGGAAGTCGACACTTCGGCGGCGACCTTCGGGTCCCCGAGGTCCCGTTTATCTTCATTGCTTAGCGTGGGCGGCAGCATATCGTGGCGCAGTTCCTCCGCGGCCGCTCCACTGACCGGGAACGCCTTGGTCGGTGCCGACACGAGCCCGTCAGGCGCCAGGAACGTCTCGCGAGGCACTCCGGAATTTTCGGAACTGAACCGGTCGACCAGCTGGAGCTTGTTCCCCTCCTGGTCCACGGCCGCGTGCACCGGCATGTGGCGCGCCATCTCGAACAGCGCCTTGACGAACGTATTGGAAACCCGGCGCCTCGCGTCCTCGGAAATTTTGTAATAAACGTCCTCTCCGGCCTCTGTCGCCTCGTCGACCGGCTTCTCCGTGTCGGACTCGGGGTCGTACCGCCAGGCTTCCAGGAACTTGCGCGTCTTCTTGTCCGCCCGGAACGTCGCGGCTTCTGTCAGAAGCGCCCGGACGCCGTCGGGGTTGTTTTCAATTTTGTCGGGGTCCCCTTGATACTGCGGTATCTCAGCCTCCGGCAGCTGGCCGGTCCAACTTTGGTAAAGCAAGTATGCCTTGGTCTTGTCACCGTCGTGGTCGCAGCCGAGAAGCTGGTTGGTGAACGGGTCGGGCTGGACCATCGCGTCGGCGCCGACGCGCCAGCCCAGGGTCTTCCCCTTCGTGTCCTTCTCCTCAATCTCCGTGGCGGGAAGCCCGGCGCGGACCACCTGGAGCCACATGGACCCGTTGTAGGACGGGGTGCGCGGCAAGCCGAACATGGTGCCACCGAGCACGATGTGCTTCTGCCCGGTCGCGTCGTTGAAGATCTGGTCCCGCGACTCGCACATGACGGCCGTGAGGTCGAACACCTGTGCACCGGTACCCTTCGGGTCGTCACGGAACAGGTCGTCGAAACCGAAGTTGTCCGCCGCGCCCGGTATGTCGGATATGTACCGGCCGTGGTGGTCCTTGAAGCACTCCGCGATCCGCCGCCGGAGGGCCGACCTTTCACCCCTGTCCTTGGTCCCGCGCAGGTTCTCGAACACCCGGGCGATGCCGAGCGCGACCAGCTGGCCGGAGGTGAGCACGCCTTCGTGGTCTTTCGTGTAGTCTAGCAACGCACCCGAAATCTCGCTGTCGAAAGCCGTCCTGAACTTACCCTCGTCGAGGAACCAGGCGTACCGGAAGTTGCGCTGCGAGTAGTTGACGTTGCAGAGCGCGAAGTTGCGGTCCGCGCCGTAGAACCCCCGTTCCGACTTGCTGTACAGGCAGGAGCCGCGCATCACGTCGCGCTGCATCTGGCTGGCCGACATCGTGAACAGCTTCCCGTTGTCGTCCAGCGCCGCGCCGGACGACACGAGAGCCATGTCCACGCCGCCGAGCGGGAGGTTGGACGCCTGCCGTATCTCAGCCCACACCTGGCGGGCGAGCTCCTCGCGGGCAAACTGCCCGCCGGCCGACTCGCCAGCCTCGCGGAGCTCGTTGAAGTGGCGGGCGCGCCGGGTCACGGAGCGCACGTACTCCGGGTTGGAGTAGACCGCGTTGGCGAACACGCCCCAGTCGGCGATGAGACCGAGGGCTTTCTGCGCAAGGCCCGGCGCGTTGTCGAGCGCGCCAAAGCGGGCGAGCGCCGTGGCCATCGTGGCCATGTCGACCTCGTAGTTGCGCGGGGACCGGCCCGGGACGTTCGGAAGCCTGGAGTTGTGGGACACGTTGGCCACGGGATACGCCATCGCGCCGTCCTCGCGGTACGAGAAGTCGAGCGCGGGGCCGGACAGGCCCGGAAGGTAGCGCAGTTCCGCGCCCGGCAGCAGCTCGGACAGCTTCATCGTCGATTCGCCGCGGACGTCGTCCTTCACGGCGATGTCGCCGAACATCGCATCCAGCTGGTCGCCGGACACGCCACCCCCGAACGCGGTCCGCAGGGCCTTGTCGAGCTCGTCGAACAGCACCTGCTTCCGCTCCCCGTCCTTGAGGTCGCCTTTACTGAACTTGCCGTCAACCGCCTTGTCGAACGCGAGGTCGTAGATGACCTTCATTAGGGTCCCGCCGTATTTGCGCTCCTGCCCGCCGACGATCGCCTTGACAGTGACCGTGATGGACTTGGACGACAGCGGGCCTATCTTGTAGGAATCCCTGTCGGTGAAGACGTCGGTGGACAGGTCGTCCGCGCCGCGGTACTTCGCGAGGTAGTCGTCGATGGCGCGGTCGGCGGAACCGGGCGCGAACTCGCCCGACCCGGAGGACGTGGCGACGGACAGGGATTTGCCGAAGAACAGGTCGCGGCCCTGCGTGGAGATGAGGTGGACCTTGAGCAGGGACGAGGATGGGTCCTGCGCGGTCTCCTTCAGGGCGCGCGCCGCATAGCCGCGCATGAACGTGGAGCCGAGGAGCGCCTCGTTGGGCTTCTTGGCGTAGCCGTTCTCGCCGCCGAAGCTGAAGTCCCCGTCGTAGAACCGGAAATTCTCGCCGACGTGGATGCGGTTCTCGCCCCATGTGCGGTTGCCATCCTGGCCCACGCGAGTGCCAACCATGCCGACGCCCGTGGCCTCAAGGGATGAGATCGCGGAGCGCTTGGCGTCCACGCCCATGAGGGCCATGCCGATCGCACGGTAGACGGCCTTTGACGCCTCTTCGTAGGAAGGTACGTGTTTTTTATCAGACGGTTGAGTCGCCGCCGGCGTTTCCTGGCGTAGCCGCTGGCGTGCCTCAGAAAGCGCTTTTGGGAACTCCGTGGCCCAAATGCCACGATCTTGCGTGTGGGTAAATGTCGCAGACCCCGTGTCAAGCAAAGCTCGCTTCGCCTCCGGGTTCTGCCGGAACGACTCGAAAACCAAGTCGCGCATCAACTGCACATTGGTCCTGGTATCTGCCTGTCGGAAGCTGCGAATCTTCTTGCCCGCCGCCCACCTCTGTCGGTAGGTTGTTTCATCGAACGACCCGCTTTTCAGTGTTTGATACGCGTGCTCGACGGAAACGTAATCATGCCCCTGGAAAGAGAATGGCCGACTCGCCAAATTGCTGAACTCGGCGTTTTCGCCCGTCCCATGCCAAACGTTTATCGGGCCCTTAGGCTGACTAACAGTTTGGGTCGGTTGCTGCGCAACTTGCTGTAGGGCCTCCACCGTCAAATCAACCTCGCGCGGTATCTGGAGCAGCGTGTTGGACGAGTGGTCGCCAGAGAACAGCGGGACATAGTACGTCGTGCGCTTCTGATCACCGGCCATCGCCTCGTAGGAACGGCGGCAAGCCTCATACACTTCGTTCGGGCTGAAGCTGGCCGACAGGCACTTCGCGCAGATCGGGGTCCGCGCGGCATCCGGCCACGTGGCGTCCTGGCGGCACTCGGCTATGACCTCGTCAGTCACGCCGGGGAAGAACCGGCGGCACGTCTCGGCGAACGTCGGGAGCGTGGTCCCGTCCGCGAGCTTCAGCGCGGTGGACTCGTCGGCGTAGAGCCAGCGCGACACGAGGGGCACGAGGTCCCGGGGCGCCACGGCTATCGAGGACGCCTTGGTCCCGCGCCGCTGGTCGATCTCGGCCGCCATGATGGTCGTGGGGAGGCTGTTCTGGAAAATGTCGAGGACGGAGAACACGGGGCTCTCCATCGCCACGCTGGACGACGCGCCGGCGACGCCCGCGGCCTGCGGGTTGCCGGTCGCGATGGCGGCCGTCATCACGGCGGATATGTCGGAACGCGACAAGTTCCCGGACATCCGGGACAGCGAGTCGAGCGCATAGGCTATCGTGTCGATGAACTCGACCGTCTGGGCCTTTGGCTGGTACTTTGTCTTGTCGGGGCGCTCGATTTCCGCCGGCACGGGCATTCCGTCCCGTATGCGCAACGCGGTCACGCCATTTGAATACCCGTGCGGGCGTAACGTAAGCGCCAAATTCTGCAACACCTCGGTCCGTACGCGGGCAAGCTGTGCGAACGCCATGTCGGAAGACAGCGCCGTGCAGAGCGGGGACTCGCGCCCGAACGCCTGCCCGATGATGCCGGACAGGACCCGCATGTTCTGCTTCACGGCGGCTATGAGCTGCGCGCGCGTCGCGTTGGCCGGTTGCTTGGGTGCCCAGCCGGCCGCGTCGTCGGCAGCCTTGAGCAACTGGTCCTTCAGTTCCCTTGCCTTGGCTGCGGGCCGCCCGTCGAGCTCGGCGAAGCTGTCGGCCACAAGGGACTCGGCGATGCGGCCGCCCCCGCGGGACTGTGCCTCGCGGATCACCATGCCGCCGCCCTCGTTCTCCTTGAGGGCTATCGGGGTCGCCGCGACGGAGTACGCCATGAGGCGGGCCAGGCGGAAACGCCCGTTCGGGCGCATCGAGGTCAGATAGGAAAGGAGGAACGCGCCCTTGCGGGACACGGGCCTGCCGTCCGTACCGTTCCCGAGGAGCGACCGGATGTACCCGTTGGCCTCCTCGCCGCCGAGCTTCAGGAGGTCCTCGCGGAGCAGGGCGTCGTGCTGCGGGAGCGACGCCCCCTCACGGTTGGCCCTCGGGTTGAGGATGCGGTACAGGAACTTCCCGGCGTCGCTGGGCGCCGCGTCGGCGCGCACCGACCCGCGGGCGAGGCGGACGAACCCTTGGAGGTTCGCGCCGGTTTCCGGGGACGCCTTCGCGGCGAGCGCGAGAAACGTGCGCATGGCGTCGGACGTGTACTCGTCGACCGCGACACGGTTGTAGTCGTCGGACGAAAGGCTCTCGTCGTCCTTCACGTCCTCGGCGAAGAACCACACGCCGGACGACGCGGCGTCGGACCAGTCCCCCCGGTTCCTCACGCGGTCGTCGTCCATGCGGGTGTACGCCGCCAGGACCTCGGCGCGGTCCGCGGCGTCCATGCCGGGGAACATCTTTCGGAGGACGCCGGCCACGCCGGCGCGATTCACGGGTTCGCCGCTCGCCAGAAGGGCGCGGACGGCGACCGCCGCGGCCGTGTCGGCCTCGCGGGGCTCGAGGTGTCGGCCGGCGGGGCCGACCTCCAGCCCGTGCATCACGGTGAAGCCGTCGAGGTTCGCCGCGTCGGGCGCCATCGCCGGGAGCTCGCGAGTCCCGCCGAACACCACGGTGGGGTCGTCTTCGAGCACGATGTCGTCGTTCGTCGTGTCGTCGTTCGAGTCGATGGCCGTCACGCTGCGCGGACTCCAGGTGGCTCCGGCGCGGCCGCCGAGGTCACTTGCGCGGACGACCCGCGCTCCCGTCTCGGCCTGGACCTTATCAAGATTTGTCGCAGCGTCCTTCGCGGCGTCATCGGCTGCCTGGTACTCGGCGCGTGCCCGGTTCACTTCTGCATTGAGGTCTTCAACAGATGCGCCGGACTCCGCGGCGGCTTCGGCCACGGCCTCCGTCCCCTCGACCCGTGCGGCGGCCGCGTCAAGTTTGGCCATCGCGTCAATCACATTCCTGCGGGCTTCGTTCCGTCTCTCCTCCGCGTCGACTTTTGCGTTTGCCGCCTCGGCCACGCGTTCCGCCGGTGTCTGGTCCACATTGTACAGCGCGCGCTTGATCTCGCCGAGCATCCCGCGGGCCGCCGTCTTCTGGGCCTCGGTGACGGTCGGGTCGGTCACCGCGTCCTCCATCAGCTTGGCCATGACCTTGGTGAACGCGCGCGGGACACTGCCCTCGCGGGTCATTTCGGCAGTCCTCTTGAGCACGCCGACGAGCCTGGACATGAAGTTGAGGTGGGCTTCCGCGGCCTCCGCGGCCGTGGCCTTCGGGGTCTCGGCCTCCTTCGCCGCCTCCTTCAGCTCCTCGGTCTCCTTCGGGGACGCGGCCTCCCGCGACGCACCCTCGGACTTCAGCATCGATGTCATGCCCTGGAGCATCCGGTCGAGGAACTGGGAGTACGTCATCCCGGCGGGGAGCGACGCCTCCAGCGACTTCCTCATCGCCTCGGCGTCCCCGTCAGCCCACGCCATCAGGGCCGCGACGCCGCGGGGTTCGGCCGGGGCGGACTTGTCCCGGTTCGCCGCGCGGACGGCCTCGGAGAGGAACCCGTCGCCGCCAAGCACGAGGTCCGCCGTGTTCATGAAGAACGCGTAGGACGGCAGCCTGCGGGCGCGCTCGGCAAGGACCGCGGCGGCGCGGAGGAACGGGTTCTCCTTGTACTTCTCGGCGCGATTCAGCACGAACGCCGATACGATGCGCGCGAACCCCTCGCCGGTGAGTCCGGCTGTGTGGCGGGCCTCGTACCGGCCGTCCTCGGTCTCCACCACGACGTCGGAGCCGCGGAGGTAACTGTCGCGGAAGTTCCTGATCTGTTCGGCCAGCGGCACGTCCTTCGCCTTGTAGGCGTCCTCGATGGCCTGGTCGGCCACGGCGGAGAGCTGCCGGATGTAGTCCGCCGTGTTCTCGCCTGTCGCGCCGGTGGACAGCAAATGCCCGCGGTTGAGGAACGCCCGGAGCATGACACCGTTCAGCACGGCATCCATCATGTCGGCGTTGACCGTCGGGTCAACCTGGATGAAGACATCGGACGAGACATTGGCGACGCGGCCCGCGGACATCTTGAACGTGTACCTCGGGTGCGTGTACGCGGCAGCTTCGCCCGTGACGGCGGACGATCCGTCTTTCTCGACGCCGTGCCGCGTGAGGATGCGCTCGCCGACCGTCATGTAGCCAGTCTCGCCCCAGACGCGCTCCCACGCCTTGCGCTCGTCCGTGCCGGCGTCCGCGGTCTCCCCGCGCGCCGCCGCGGCGAGCTCCCTCGCCAGGACATCGCGCGCCGCGTCCTCCTCCAGCAACTCGCCCGATTCCTTCTGGCGGAGCATCGGATGGAGGCTGTCGTTCTGCGCGGAGACGCCGCCGAGCGCCCTGTAGTACTCGCCGGAGTAGCCCAGCTCACGGAGCGCGTGGAACATGTCGCCGAACTCGATGACCTTCGCCTGGGTGATGACATACCTTCCGCGCTCGCGGGCCCAGCCGTGCTCCACCAGGGACGCGACGGCCTCGTCACGGGTGCCGAAGGTTTCGGACGCCTGCCCGTCGATGCCGACGACCCACTTGCCGCCAGTCTCGCGGAGACGCGCGCGCTCGGTGCCGTTGGGCGAGAGCCTTGCGGCCATCCCGCGAAGGTCCTCCACGGGCTTCGAGTAGTATTCGGTGCCGCGGTCCCTGTCGGCCGTCAGCAACTTGGCCATCCTGAAGATCTCGTCATTGCGTGCGGCAAGGCCCTTTTCGGTGCCGTCGAACCCGCGGCGCATCGACTGCGCGACGGACTCGAACACAATGCCGTCGACATCCGACACGTTCGCCTTGCCCCCGATGTACTCGATCGCGTCGGCCGTGGCCGTGCTGACCGCACCCCCGCGAAGAATCTCGGCCAGGGGCACGTCGCCCTCGTCGGTGCGTATGCGGTGGAGCAGGCCGTCTTCGCCGACGATCCTCGCGGCGGCGTCGTACACGGCTATGGCCGCGAGGTCCGACCTCGAGTTCACCGCGTTGTCGACCGCCTGGACGACCTTGCCGTCCACGTTGGCGCTATAGCTAAGGCCCCGGACGACAAGGTCCGTAGTCGCCCGCAGAATGTCGCGGTACGCGGCTTCCACCTCGTCCCGGTGCGCTTCCGCGAACTCCTCCGCGGGAATGACGCTGGTTTCGTCAACGGCCGTCTTGTCCTCCGTCAGGCGGTAGAGCACGGGCTTGCCGTCGCGTATGGCGGACAGGTACGGGCGCGGGTCCGCCGGGTCCTCGTGGTGCGCGGCTGCGTACTCAAGGGCCTGGGACCGGAACAGCCCCTGGGAAAACGAGCGGAGCTGGCTGACGGTGGTGTCCGCGCGCATGATGTCGCGGGCCCTCTGGGCGAACCGGCGCTGTGCCTCGTCCAGGACTTGTGCCTGGGTTGGCTTCCCGCCTTCGGCCTTCACGGCCATCTCGCGGCGCGTCCGGAGGTACTCCTCGCGGAACCCGCTCTTGAGCGCCTTGACGGTGTTTTCCTCCAGCCCCATGTCGCGGGCCGTCCACTGGGACGGGTTGACGGCGGCCATGCCGAAGTCGCCCGTGGCGAGCGCGGCGGCGAACCCGACGATCTTGTGCGCGGCGCGACGGTACCACGCGGGCTCCTCGCCCTCGAGGTGCATCTCGGACGTATAGAGGTCGCGGGCCAGCTCCGGCGCGTAGTCCGCAAGATTGTCGCGGGCGGAAAGCCCCGCCTCGGCGTCGCGCGCCGAATAGGTCGGGGTCAGCTTGTTCATGAGGTCGTCCGCCAGGAAGCGGCTCGGGATGAGTGGGACGGCGAGCAGCTCGCCGTTCGCCTTCGCGACTTCATCGACCGTGGCGGAGAAGCTGTTGTGGCGGGCCTCGCGGCGCTCCACGACCTTTGTCGTCTCGGCGATCTGCTCCTCCAGGTCCTTCGCCTTGGACTCGTCGCCGGCGGCACGGGCCGCGTCGCGAAGCGTCCCGAGCCGCTCGATCTCGGCGCGGTCCTTCTCCTGTAGCATCTCGTGAACGCCGACATAGTCGCTCCACGTCATCTGCGCGGGGTTCGTGACGCGGTTCACCTCGGCAATGGCGTCGAGCCGCGCCCGCATCTTCGTCAGTTTACCCTCGCCGCCTATGGCGGACTGGGCGCGGAGAGCCAGGGTCCTGGTCACGCCGGGGATCGCGAAGCCAACGGCCTCCGCGACCAGCTGGTCCCAACCGGGAAGCGCGCCGGCCTTCGCGCTGGCCAGGCCGGCCTTGAGGTTGCGCCAGAACTTCTCCGGCTCGGACCGCCACTTCGGTCCGTCGGGGTTGGCGTCGAGGCCGAGCAGCCCGTTAACCACGTCGGCGTAGCGCTCCTCGAACATCTCGCCGAGAACGCCGTCGTAGCCGCCGGTCCGCCACAGGTTGAGCACGGATTCGGCGCCAAGGTTGTGGCGCGCCATGAAGTCGCCCAGCACGTACCGCATGTACGCGCGGTTCAGCTTGCCCTGGAACTGGCGGTCGTACATCTCGTCCAGGGCCTTGGCCGCGAACTTGCGGAAGTCATTGCCGATCGCGGCCTTCATCGCGTCGGGAAGCGAGGCGGCCGAGCCGCTCTCCACGGCGTTCCGTATAAGCGCCTTTCCGGCCACGTCCGTGACGCCAAGCTTCGCCGCGACGGCCTCGGCCTGCCTGCCGGCGGCCGCCCGCATGAACTCCTGGCGCGTGCCACCGGAGGACAGGATCATCTCGCGGAGACGCGCGCCGATGGCGTAGCCCTTCCCGTCGTCCGCGAGGCCCGCGGCCACGTCGACGAGACGGGACGGGGTGACAAGACCCTTCACGCCGGCGCGCTCGAGACCCAGGCCGGCCGCGTGGAAAACGGAATTCAGGCCGCGGCCGGTGTTCTCGGAAATGTACTCCATGAGGCCGAGGCCCATCGACATCGATTCGGCGCAGTCCATCAGACCCCAGTTCCCGGTGCGAAGGGCCGCGGCCTCGAAGGAAAGCCGGTTCTCGGTGACGACCCTGCCGTCCGCGCCCCAGAGCGCGCCGACGGCCGGGCGGGCGACGAACTGGTTAGGCGCCCACATCATCGCGCCGCGGACCGGGGCCTCGACGAACCAGGCCCCCGCGGCGTCCGCGAGGGACTTGCCGATGGAATCGCGAGACGTGTAGAGAATCGTGCTCTCCTCGGTGCCGTACGTGCCAAAGTCGAGGAGCCCGCGGGAAAGGTTGTGCGTGGCCCACTGCCCGAAGGACTTCAGGCCGCGGGCGACGGCGCCGCCGGACGTGCGCGACGCATACCGTGCCAACTCGATGCCGGCTCGCTTTTTCGCGAGCTCGCGGATGGCCTCGGAGGACAACCCCTTGTATGCGGTCTTCTCCATCTGGGCCTTGAGCATGAAGTTCGCGATGTCGTCCGCGACGCCGCTCTCGATGGCGGCCTTCGCGGCGTCGTCCGAAAGGTTGGCCAGCGTGCGGGCACCGGCTTTCGCCAGGGCCTCGCCAGCGGCCTTCTCCGTGAACTCGCGGGCGAGGATTTTCGTGGCGCGGTTCATCGCGAGGGCCGTGCTCTCGGGGAGCGCGCGGGACGCGGCGCCGCGGACGGCGCCGCCAATGAAGCTCGTAGCGGCGAACTCGGCCATGAAGCCCGGCGCGTGACGGGCGATGTCGCCCACCGTGCCCATGAGCGTCGTGTTGTTGGAACGGTAGTCCTGCTCCGCCATGTAGAGGCGGGCGCGGATCAGCTCCTCGTCGGAGACATCCTCCTTGTTCCGCAGCTTACGGAATGTGTCGGAGACCATCTGCGCGTCGCGGAAGGAGTTGCGGACGCTGGCGATCATGCCGACGAACGGAAGGTCGGAAACGGAGACTTCGGAAAGAGCCGTGAGAAAGCCACGCTTCACGCCGTCACGGGTCTTGCCCGCTATTTCGAGAAGCCTACGACCGTCTTCCGATCTCATCAGTTTGTCTCGGGAGACCGCACGGCCAAACACGTTGAGCGATACAATATCGTTAGATGTGAGGGGCAGACCGGCACGCTCGCCATAGGCGACGGTTCGGCTTCCGTCAAAATCCGGGTCAAGCGTATACCAATCGCCAGCCATCCCGTCGAACGGTACCGCATTCGGGTCAGGCGGGTCAGCATAGCTGATGCTCAAAGGAGCCACACGGGCGGCCTGCTGCGTGGCCAGCGTCTGCTCAAGAAGCGATTCCCGCCGGGCCGAAAGATATTCTGCGAGGGAACCGGGCTCGGCCCCGGAGCCAAACAACGGCTCGCGGGCCACGGCAAAGTCAGACTGCGATAAATCGGAAAAGGAAAAAAGGGCCATCTAGCCAAAGCCTCCATAAGATAGAATACCACACGGAGGCCCGGTTGTCAACTAGATGCTGTTTTTCTTTTCCGCTTCAGATTGGCGGAGCGCCTCGCTAACCTTTTTGGTCTGCCAGTCCCGACGGGCCCTGTCTTCGGCTTTGAGCCGTATGCCCAACGCCCTTTGGCTACTCATGTACTGGTCGAGAGACACGCCTTCCGCTTCAGCCTGTTGCGTCCGGTCGCCCCAGCCTTCTGCAACGAAGTCTTGGGCAATGTTCCCCCCCTTGTCCCGGTACTGATATTCAACGTCGACGGGATTGCCGTTCTCATCGACGTTCTTTTGCAGGTAAAGGTACCGTCCCTGCGCTAAAACACCCAAAAGCAGGTCTTCAACGTCGTCGCCGGAAAGACGCGCTTTTTCCAGCTCGGCCATCTTTCGAGCAACGTACATGGTGGCGGCCGCGTCGTCGTCCGGATATTCCTGCTTGTAGTGCGCCGTCAAAAGCTCGCGCCACCTCTTATGGTCGGAGTCGCGGCCGGTATTCGCGGCAAGCCACGTACGGAGCTCCTCTTTATCACGGTCGCTTAACCTGGATGACATGCCCGCGTCGTTAAGAACGCCGTTGAAAACGTCCTCCACCACCATCTGCGTCCCGCCGGATTTTGTCCAGGCCGACCACATGGCGAGGGCCAACGTATTGCGCAGTTCCTTGGAACTAAAGGGGATGGCGTCACCCACTACGTTCGCGAGCCCACGGAACATCGTGCGTTTTGCGTCATCGTCGCCAACGATGGCCTCCCGGGCCCCGTCTACTGTGGTCGATCCGTCGGACAGTCGCGGGACGAATGCGCCGGAGACGACCTTATCGAACCCCCAGGCCACGCCGTCGAGCCCCATAAGCTCCGAAGACTGGAGGATCGCTTTTTGGCGGGCCTCCGCGCCAGACCTCACGTCAGTGTAATGCGCATCAGGCCGACTTGCCCCGCGGACTCCCGTAGAAAGCGCAGATCGCAAAGACGCTAGCTCGCGAGCGTAGCCGGGGGCATCGTCGCCAACCATCCCGGCGGCGACCCATCTTCCCATGCTATCGCACCAAGAAGACCCGGCGTCCGCAGCCGCGCCAGCCACATTGACGTCCATCAGTTCCCACCAAGCGACTTCGTCGAAAAGCCGGCGCATACCTTTCGCGAGTGCAGGGGACGTGGGGTCGATCGGACGCCCGCTTTCCCTGATGGCGTCGAACGTCTTGCCCAACGCGGCGTTGAACATGAAAACGGACTGCGGGTCTGGTTTGTTCGGGTCGGTAAGTCCCGCAAGCGCGGCTTGCCGAAGAATACTGTATGTCGACGCGGTTTTGGCGGCGAGAGATTCTCCCGTGTCGGTATCGTTCCGCAAATTTTCCCCGATCTTCTGGAACAGGCCGAGGGCGCTCGCAAAACCTCCAACACCCCTATGACGTTCCACCACATCCCGGAGGACAAGACCGGCGCTGCTGCCGAACGTTCCTTCCAACTTGGACAAATTGTCGAAATCGCCGTCATTGTCCGTATGCGATATGTAACCAACCAGGTCGCTTAGCTGAACGGAAAACTCTGGCGTCACCTTATTGTTCTTGGCGTCCAGCAAAGGGTTGATCGCCTGCTGCATTAAGACACGTGCAGTCTCTCCCCTCTCTCCGAAATACATATCGGCCGCTGCATCGGAAAACCCCAGGCTTTGAAGTGACTTCCTTTTATACCCCTGGTATGTCGCGTTTAGACCGAGCACCTGGCCAATCGTCGTCTCTTCGTCTCCAGCAAGAACCTTCAACTGGTCGAAATCCCCCCGCAGCAAAGCATCAGACCGCTCGGCAAGCACCCGGCCCAAGCTTCCGGCGCTCCGTACCTTGTCACGGGTGAAGTCAACGAGGTCATTCAGATTGCCCTGGATTATCGAACGAAAATCGTCGTACGATTTTTGCGCCCCTGCGAAATCGCCTGCGTTGACCATCGCCTGAAGCTTTTTTCCAAACCCCTCCGAATCCATCACGAAACGGGCGAGCATATCCCCGCCCTCTTCCTCAGGACGCAAACGGCGTGCCAGGCTCGATTCGACTTCACGCGCCTGCTTCTCCCGCCTGTCGCGAACCCTTTCCTCCGCTTTGGCCCGCTCCATGACCGGATCCTTCTTTGGGGTCTCACGCCCGATGGTGGCCATATCATTCCACCCGCGCGTAAATTCGGGGCCCGAGTATCTGTCAACGGTGAATTCAGCCATCATCATCTCCTATGCGTACGCTAGGTTTTCTTCGGCTTTCCGAATAAACGACACGTCACCAAGCACCGCGGCCGCGTGCGCTTCGTTCCAATCGACACCCATCGCCCGGGCGTACCGCTCCAGAGTTCGTGCTTCCATATCGGCGACATGTGCTTTGGCCGCGTCGACCGCTGCCGCATAGTCAGCTCTTTCGGACTCCTCTACGTAACGCCGCATAAAGAACTGGCGCGTCCCCTCCCGGGACAACGTCTGTTTTGACATGTCTACGCCGAAACTGCCGAACGCCGCATACGGGTTCAACGACGCGGCCGTGGCGAGTTCGGACGCCTCATGGTAGTCCATGTCGGCCAGATTACCCTCGGCCATCGCCATCCGAAGGGAGTCTCCAGCCATGCGGGCCATCAAGGTCACGGCAACGCCAGTCTCCGCCAACTGTGGCGTGTTCCCATCCATTAAGCGCCCTCCCAAGACTGTTCGTATGACATGCCTTTATACCTGCCGGTGGCGACCCGTGGTTTCCTCGACTCTTCTGGGTTCACAGGACCGACCCAACGGTTTGAACGATCCCGGTTATCCCGCCAGACCTGTCCGGCTTTCCGAGTATCATTCCAGTCAACAGTTCCGCTAGGCCGTCCTTCAAACCCGACTATTTTACCTGTCAAAGTAGTCTCCGTCGTATTTGGATCCGAATATTCGGGATTTCTGGTGATAGTTTGAGTCACTTTTTCGGCAACATCATTCGGACCAAATTTGGTAACCGACCCGTAAACCTGCCGGACAATATCCTGTTTTTCGCTCCGGGACATCTTGTCCCAGTCCAAATCAGACACGGTGTCACCGGACACCTTTGTCAAAATATCGCCCCAATTTTCTTTGTTCGCACGATAAAAAGCATTCAGTTTCATCGCCTCGTTATAGTTTTTCTCCCCACCGTACCTGGCGTATTCCTCCTCGCGTTCAGCAAGGTCGTACTTCCAATCGTCATGCCGTGCCGCTAGGTCATTCGAGGCTTGTGCAAACCGTAGCAATTTGTCCTTCTGCCTTTGAGTCCTTATGCCCATCTGGTTAAGGACCCCCGTCATTTGGTGCTCTATCCCAAGAGCCTGCGTTATCGCGTGAAACATTTGGGCGTCTTGTGCCGTAAACCGCCCGGCGTTCTGCCTATCTATAAAAGCCGCGCGCTCCCCTGCCCGGCCAGGCATAGTGCCAGACCCGGAATGAAAAGTCAGAGACGTCGAGCCATGCGAATTTTCATACCGAGCCAAAAGCGAACCGAACATAGCGTTCAGCTGCTTTCGTGTCTCTTTAAGATAACCGTGTTCCTGTTCCCCAAAGTAATTACTAGTACCTTCCCCTCTTTTTCCCAAAGCAGTTATTCCACCATCCATATCCGCCATTGTAGTTTTGGGCGGCCACGGTTCAAACTCCTCGTCTTCTCCCTCGTTGTCAACTCTCCCCATAGACGGTGTTACGTCAATCGAATCCGCGACAACATCAGCTACGGCGGGGGCGACGGGGGCGACGGGGGCGACGGGCTGTATGTCTTCTTCCCGCACAATATTCCCCCCGGCATTAGTCACCTCAATGCTCCTGGCGGTCTCTGCCCCCGGCTGATTTCGTTGCTGAAGATCCTTGCGGTTCGCGTTGACCCCAGTTCTGTCCCAATTTTGCGCTGACACTCTCGTGGCCATTGGACCTCCTAAAAATCGTCTATGGAAAAACCTTCAACTGTAAAAGGCGTGACGGCAGGCGCGTCCGTGACGGCAGGCGCGTCCGTGACGGCAGGCGCGTCCGTGACGGCAGGCGCGTCCGTGACGGCAGGCGCGGTTATCGCACGGGCATATTCGTCCCTAACTTGCGCGTCTAGGCCTTGAACTCTCACAGCCGGCGTACCTGTAAAAGACATCGCATCCCCGACAAGTCGAAGCACCGCGTCCCATTTATCAGGGGGTAAAGCCGCATCGATCGCTTTCAGATAATTTTCAGCCGCTTTAACCGCAGCTCCGGGCTCACCATTAGATTTGCCTAATTCTTGAGCGTATGCAACCGAAGCATCTTGGATCTTCCTCCGACGCTCCTCGTCCATATAAGATACACCGCCTAACTCACGCCGAACCGCAGCTGTAGTAAGCCCCGCTCCGCCCCAAGTACCAAGAAGCCACCCGGCGATTTTCCCAATCTTGCCTAAGCTAGACTTAGCCGGAACAAGCCGCGAGACGGTGACATAACCTTTATCAACGGCGCCATGCCGCTTAGCCTGTGCCTCTGACCAGTATATCTTCCGACGAAGTCCCGTCGGGGCCGGTTCTTTCTCTGGCCCGCGTTTCCCTTCGGTGGTTCTTATCCCATAAGCGTTGTTCAGCGCTTTTTTTACGGCAGAACGACTCTTTGTGTCTAGCTCAGATTCCTTAGCGGCGACTCGCAAAGCGAAATCCAACTCCGCGTCAGCCCTCGCTTCCCGCTCCCGAATAGCCTGTGCTTCCGTAGCCTCTCGCTCAGGAACCGAGGCTCGTTCATTCAAAAACCTGATATCTTCTGCTTGCTTTCTAGCCTCGACCCGATTGGCCACCCAGTCATTCCTGGCCAACTCTAACGCGGCTGCGTTCTTCGCTTCACGGGCGTTCGTCCGTCGAGTAGCCTGCCCCTTAGCTACAGACGCGGCTCGTTTCGCCCCCTGCTCCTGCCACAAGCTCCAGGTCGGTGCGTCGACCGCCTCGAACCCGGGGCGTGTAACAGGCATCGCTGTTTTTTTCGCAGGCCGGCCGCGACGAGGCGTAACCACCGGACGCTGCCCCTGACCCGGTTGCATAGGTCTGACCTGCCTATTCATCACGGGCGAAAGAAGCATCCCCATCCCGACCGTCTCAGCAGCCTGAAGCCCGTAGTCCGCCGTCCTTATAAGAGTCGCGACACCTCTCCGACCTTCCATCGCCAGCGCGTCGGCGGCCGCCTGCATCGCCTCATGCGGATCGGGGTCACCATACGGCAGAGAAAGACCGGGCCTGTGTCCCGGGGTCCAAATTTCATCCAGCTCGCGCTCCGGTGCACGACCTGCCGTAATCGATGGGGGCTCTTTCATACGAGCCGCAATGCGAGAAACCCGGTCAAGGTATTTCAGCTCTTCCATCATCTGGCTGGCGGGAGGTTCGGCTCCTTCGACCCTCTCAACCACGTTACGGGGCCTAGACATTGAACGCCTCCTCGCTTATCTCGCCCATCGACCCCTCGAACAGCGCGTTGGCCACGACGGGCGTCTGCACGGTGTTGTCGACGATTTCCTGGGCCTTGAGCCACTGGGCCGCCTGCGCCTGGTACTTCGCCGCGGCGTCGGCCTCGTTGGCCTTCATGAGCCAGTCGTACCTTATCATCCACTCTATCGGGTCGAGCGCCTGAATCGGCAGCACGTCCGTGTCGCGCACGAGCGGCAGCGGGTCGAGCCTGACCTCGGCGAGAATCTCGACCGGAACCCCGGGCGGCACGCCCTTGAGCCTGTAGCGCCGGAACTGGGGCGCCTTGACCTCGGGGTGGTACTGCCCGATGGCGTACCGGACGGGCGCGCCGAAGGCGTCGGCCGCGTAGAGCGTGGCGTAGCCCGACGCGCTGTCGTCGACCACGACCTCCGAAATGGACGCGAACACCTCGTCGGTGGGCGCCGCCGACGCCGGATCGGCGCCGTAGAGCGCCGGGACGTCCGCGTGGACCTCCCGGCCGTTCGGGGAAAAGCCCCTTACGTGGAGCGGCGGCTCGCCGGGGGCGTCCGCCAGGGCGAACAGCCGGGACGGCGAAACCGGGTCCACGAGAAGCGGGAACCAGCCGAGGTCCAGCACGTCGCCCGGACGGACGCGCGCAAAGCCCGCGGGCGGATGCAGCGCGTCGCCCGGCCCCGACTGGAGAAATCTAAAATCCCGCCCGCGCAGCGTGGACGGCCTGCCGTTCACGCAGACGCGGACGAGAGCCGCGCAGCCCTGGGGGAGAGAGAACTCGGGGCCTGCCGCGGCAAACCTCACGGTTTTGCGCAGGCACTCCCACGCGGCCATCCCCGCGAGCGACTGTATCGCCCGGTTGATGGCCGTCCTCGCGTCCGTGACGCCATAGGCGTGGGTCGCGGAGGAAAGGGCCGTGACGGCCTGCTTGAGAGTGTACTGCACTGTGGAATCCCCCATGTCGCGGCCCCGCCCCGAAGGGCGGGGCCGCTACGCCTAGCCGACCGTGATGGTCGCGCCCTTGTCGACCGCATAGGCGGCCCCGCCGGTCGGGCCCTCGACCTGGACGAGGATCGTCTTGGTCGCGGGCGCGCCGATGACGTAGCCGACCGTCGGGCCGGTGGCCGACGCCGTGCGGGAGGCCGCGCCGGTGAGGCCGGTGGCCCCGCCCGCGATGTCGACCGTGAACGCCAGGCCGGTCGCGCCGATGTCGGACGCGGGCCCTGTGACGGTCACGGTCTCGCCGGCGGTATCGGACGCGACGGTCCAGGCGCCGTTGGCGTAGGTCGCGGTAAACGGGCCGGTGGCTCCGGTCACGCCGCCGAAGTTCCAGGCGCTGAGCGTCTTGGTCGTGAGGGCGACCTCGTCACCGACGCCGACGAGAAGCGAGGACGCGAGCTCAAGCTCGATCGTGTTCTCGCCAGGCAGCGCGGCGGTGGCGCCGGACGTGACCGCGGTCTTGGACGCGGTCGGGTTGACCTTGACGTTCTCCGCCGGGCACATGCTCGGGAGGGCCTGGACACAGCGGCGGTAGAGGACCGAGAAGCACTCGAACACGCAGAGCTCGGGCTTCGGGACGATTTCGAACTCACCGTAGAAGTTGCCGATCTTGCCGTCGGGGTTCTTGTCCCAGCTGACGATGTTGCGCCAGCCCCACTTGCCGTTGAGGCCCGTGACCGGCCCGAAGTACGTTCCGGAACCGAGGGTCGTCGGGCCCGCCGGCACGAACAGGTTCGTGAAGACCTTGTTCATGAACACCGGGGCGATGGCGATCTCGGCCTTGTAGTAGTCCGGGTTGTACACGGGGATCGGGGCGCCGTTGACGCCGGGGCGGTTCGGGTCGGCCTTGCGCGGGGGGACGAACTCCGCGATCCAGACGGCCTTGTCGGCGAACTCCCTGTAGCCGACCATGCCGTACTTCCTGGCGACCGCCTCGGTGTACGAGGGCTCGAACTTCTTCAGCTTGAACCGGAGCTGGTTGCCATCGTTGGTGATGACCCAGCGGCGGAACGTGCTCGGCGCGAAGCCGTAGTGCTGGATGAGCGCGCGCGGGTCGGCCTCGATCCAGTACTTGCGCTCCTCCTCGTTGCCGCGGATGTAGCGCTCGACGTCGTCGTGGCTGACGGCGAGGGCGAACATCGGCTCGCCGTTGCCGGACGAGACGGCCGCCTCGGGGCACTGGACCTTGAGGTACTCGCGCACCTGGTCGAGCATGTCGAAGTTCAGGGGTTCGAGTTCGACGGTGGCGTCGAAGACGATGAACGGCTTGTCGACCGTGCCGTACTCGGCGTGCCCGTCGGAGCCGTTGCCGTCGGAGGCGTCGAACTTGACGAACGGGTTGTACACGTAGCGCGGGGCCGCGAGCAGGTCGGTCATCTGCGAAGTCATCATGATGGACTTGCCCGCCATCACGGACTGGTAGATGAACATGTCGCGGTTCCAGACTTCCTGCATGTCCATGCCGTAGTTGGCGCCGGTCTCGAGAATCCAGCCGAGCTGCTCGACGGCCTTGTCGACGAACTTGAGCGTGTCGAGGCAGATGGGGTCGGAACCCCAGCCCGCGCGCTTGCCCTTCCAGGCCATCGTCTCCCAGCCGTACTGGTACGTGTCGTACTTCAGCGGGGCGCAGGGGTCGTGCTGGCCGTCGGGCCACGGATCGATGTCCTCCCACTGCGACAGGCCGGCGTAGGTGCTCAGGCCGCCGCGGTAGACGCGGGTCTCGTGGACCAGGCCGTTGAACAGCTGGAACGCGCCGCGGGGGATGCGGGAGAACCACCAGCGGGGGCTGGCGATCTCCTTGCGCTGCACGAACGGGTCGAAGTGCTGCGCGACCGTCATCATCATTTGGTTGTAGCGGCCGTACTGGTCGGTGACGCTACCGGTTCCGGCCGGGTCGTAGGGGTTTGCCCAGGGGCCCTTGTACTGAATGACGCCGCGGCCGGGACGGCCCGCCGCGCCCGAAAAGTCCAGCACGGTGTCGTTTAGCGTGTGGGCGACGTCGGCCGGGTTGAGGGAAGTCGTGATGCCGGGCTTCCCGGTGAAGGTGGAGTACATGTCGGCCTGCGGGTTGTTCGCGTTGCCGGTGACGACTCCGTTGACTATGATGTCTGCCATGGTGTTTCCCTCCTTGGGAAAAACTTGTGGACGTAGTGGAATTTCGCTTGGCCGCCCCGAATGGCGCCTAGCCTGCCGACGCGGGCTCGCCGGAAATAGGCCCGAAGTTCCCCGACGGGTGGAGGGAAAATATTTTCACCGTCGAACATAATATACCAAAAATCCCCCTTGGCGTCAAGGGGGATCCGGTTTCCTAGCCTTGGGGGGCCTGCCCGAACATCTCGTTGAGCATGTTCCGGGCGAAGGCGTTCGCCCCGGACGCGTCGGCCCTCGCGAAGCCGTCCACGGTCTCCTGCGCGGAAGGCGGGGGAGGGGGCGGAGGTGGCGGCGGGGGCGAATACGGCGACGGGGACACCGGCGGCGCGGAGACCCGGCCGCGAAGCTGGAGCTGCCGCTTCAGCTCGATGTTCTCGCGCATGACCTGGTCGAGCATCTCGTAGGTCTTGGGGGCCATGAAGCCTTCGAGCATCGCCATGTACCGGTCCTGCTCGGAGGCGCGGCCCACCCACTGCCTGAACTGCTGCTCGCGGGCGTCGCGCTCGGCCGAAAACTGCGCGTCGGTCACGCGGTACGCCGGGGCCAGCCCGGTCTCGGGGGTCAGCGAGCGGTAGGCGTCGATCGCCCTGCCCGCGGCCTCCTGGACATGCTGCGCCGTGCGGACCCCGCTCTCGCGCTGGCCCGCGGCCTCGAGCCCGGCCTGCGCGTTGCGCCAGTCCTCGAGCTCGCGCTGCCGCTCGGCGAAGACCTGGCCCGCCTGCCCGGCGTAGACCATGACCTCGCCCTGCGCGTAGGTCGGAAGGTTCCCGACCATGTTCGGCAGATCCTTGGGGTCGGCGACTATGATGTCGCGGGCGAGGTTGAACGCCTCCTCCTTGCCCACGCCGTTGCGCTCAAGCACGGCCGCGATCTGCGCGTGGCTGGCGTCGAGCTTCGCATCGTACTTCTCGCGGAACGCGGGGGACCTGGCGAGGTCCATCTTCCCGATCTCGTCCTCGAGCTCGGTGATGCGCTGGTCCTTCGCGTTGAGCTGGTTCGCGAACTCGGCCTTCTCGGCCTGGAAGCCCTTGGTGGACTCGACCAGCTCGTTGAACTTCCGCTGCGCCTCCTCGGCCGCCCTGCGGTTGGCCTTGGACTGGGCGCGGAGCGCAGCCCAGGCGTGGTTCTGCTGGTCGTTCGCGAACTGCGGGTCGACGACCTGCTGCTCGGGCGCGAGCGCCGGGAGCGGCTGGAGGTCCGACAGCGGGTCAGCGGGCGGCACGGCGTAGCGGTCGACCGGGGCCGGCTGGGGCGCGGGCTGCGTGTTGACCGGCTGGACCGGGACGGGCGCGGGCTGCGTGTTGACCGGCTGGGCCGGGACGGGCGCGACCTGCTGGGTCGGGTCCTGCGTGGGAGGGGTGATGGGCACCTGGACCGGGAACGCCGGGGGCAGTGGATGCGCCGGACCGGGCGCCTGGGCGAAGAGCCCGGCGAGGTAGTTGGCCCCCGTCACCGGCTGCCCGGCCGCCGGCGCGGCCGCGGTGAAGGGTTGCGGTTCGGGGGACGGCTGGACGCTTGGCGCGGTTGGTGCCGCCGGCGCCGGGGCGGGTTGGACAGCAGGGTCTGCCATTCTTTATTTCTCCTGTGGGTCGTCGAACGGATCGACCGTAAAGGCGTCGCCCGCGACGAGCGGGTTGAACGCCGACCCCTTCTCGGCCGAAGCGAACAGCTCGGGGAAGACCGACGACGGATCCTCCGCGAGCCTGGCGGCAAGGCTAAGCCCGAGGCTTATGCCGTACTGCACGAGATGGTTGTCGGAATCGGCGGGCGCGGGGGCGTGCAGCGCGAGGTCGCGCAGCGCGTCGCGGAAGAGCCGGGTCCCGGTGAGCGACGCCCACTGGTGGAACAGCTCCGCCTTGTCCTGCCCGGAGTAGCAGGCCCGGAAGCGCGCCACCCCGGAGGGTCCGAGGACTCCTCCGGGGGACTGCGCGTGGAGCCTGTCGGCGACAGGCTCAGCCACGCCCTTCCTCCTTGTTGAGCGTGCGGCGGTAGATCACCTGGCGCTCGAGCTGCGCCATGCCGATCTGCCCGTCGATGTTGTTGAGCATCTGCTTCGCCTGGTCCATCTGGGCCACGACGCGGATGCGCTGGACCGCGAGCTGCGCGAGCTGGATCTCGATGTCCGCCAGCGCCTTCTCGGCGTCCTCCTTGGAGATCGGCGACTCGATCTCCTTGCGGAACGCATCCTCCTGCTCCTTGCGGAGCTCCTCGGGCGACTTCGCCGGGGCGTCCGCTTCCTTCCCTCCCTTGCTGATCCTCAGTTCGGGTCCGTTGGGTTGCTCTCCCATTTTTCTCTCCCTGTTGCGGCCGGCCTAGAGCGCCAGCCCTTCCAGCAGTCCTTCATCCGTACCTGCCGCGCCGGCGACGTCCTCCGGGCGGACTGCCTGTTGCCCGGTGACTTCGTTGACGGCGCGGAAACGGTTCAGCGCGTTCGCCGCGTTGACGCGGGACCTCGCGAGGCGCTCCTCGCGGTCGATGCGCGCGGTGGTCTCGGCGTCCTTCCTGGCCTCGTCGGCCGCGGCCCGCGCTGCGGCGCGGCCCTCCTCGGCCTGGCCGCGGGCGCCCTCGAGCTCCAGCCTGTGCATCTGCACCTCGTGGTCGCGGTCGACGCGGTAGCGGTCGACCTCGGCCTTCTTGTCGGCCTCGTACTGGGCCTTGGCCAGCTCGTTCTCGTCGGCCCTGCGCTGTAGCTCCTGCATTTCGCGCTCGCGCTTCTCGCGCTCGGCCTGCTCCACGCGTTCCTGCGTGGCGACGGCGAGGTTGAGCGCCTTGATGGTCGGGCGGAGGTCGCGGAGCATTTTGGCCACCTGCTTGGCCTGGTCCTGCATGCCGATCTGCATTCCGCCGACCGCCAGGTGGTCCTGGACGTGCTTCGACGCCATCACCAGGACACCGAGGATCTTCTTCGGGTCCTCCTGGAGGTTGCGGAGCGTCTGCTCGGCGACCTGCATGGTCTGCTGCGGGTTGCCGTTCCACTCGTTCATCTCCGGCGTGCTGTCCTCCGGCGCCTGGACCATCTCCACGATCTCCTGGAGGAGGCGCGCGTGGACCGGAATGTGGCTCCAATGCCACTGGTCCTGGCCGACGACGACCTGGAAGCCCATCTTGATCTGGTTGTTCTCCATCGTCGCGAAGGACGCCTGGTCGTTCGGCGCCTGGTCGCGGCTGACCTCGGCCGCGTACCTGTCGGCGGACTGCGTGCCGAGCCTGAGCTGCACGATGTCGCGCACGGCGTTGCGCCTGCCGGACTCGTCCATCGTCCCGCCGTAGGTCCCGACGATCTCGTTGAGCGCGGTGACCTTGCCCTCGGAGCCGAGGACGAGATCGCGGCACGCGGCTATCGTGAACGCCTGGGGTATGGCGACGACCTGGTCGGGCGTCACGCCACGCAGCTGGCAGCGGCGGAGGAACTCCGGTATCTCCGGGTAGTCGGCCATGACGATCGGGTCCGGCTTCTCCGGGTCGGCGACCATCGCGACGAGGCGCACGAACCTCCTGAACGTCTGGCGCGCTATCAGGTCGACGACGTGGACGCGCTCGACGAAGAGGGCCTCGTCCTTCTGGACGCGGCGGCGCTCCGCGATTTCGGCCTCGGCCTTGGTCGGGCGGTCGTTCTGGAAAAGCTTCGGGGACGTCGTGGACAGCGGGTGCTTGTCGGTGCCCGCGACCGCGTTCACGCCGAGGTTGTCCATGTACTGTAACGCCGCGATGCCGGCCTGCATGTCGGGGCGGGCGTTGTTCTGCACGGGGACGAAATCCTTCGGGATGAAGGTGTACGGCCCCTGCTCGCTGAGCGTAAGCTGGGTCTGCGCCCCGAGGGACTGCTGCGAGAAGAACATCGACAGCGCGCGGGCGGCGGAATCGACGAACGCGCACTTCATGCGGTTGGCGGCGCGCTCCGGCGCGTAGAGGTCGGACGCGAGGCCGCGGACGGACCTGGCGTACTTCTCGCTGATGTCGTAGGGGAACCAGACGAAGCACTCGTCCATCCTGGAATAGGCGTTCTGCTTCTCGAACAGGAACCCGGCGTCGTCGGCCGACGCGGGGATGATGAGGTGCGTGATGCCCCGCGGGAACTGCATCTCGCGGACAAACGCGTGGATGACCTTGAAGTCGTCGAACTGGTGCTCCTCCGCGAACAGGTTGCGCCGCACGAGCGACAGCTGCGTCTCGACCGGCGTCGAGCCCGGGTCGGTGCCCGGCTCGGCCGCGGTCTCGAAGCCGTCGCGGAAGACGCGGACCGCCCACTTGCGGAGCTCGGCGGGGTTCCACCCCTCGGCGGAGGCGACCTCCTCGTTGTCGAGGAGCATGAAAAGGTAGGAGGCGGGGAGCACGGACTCGAACATGATGATGTCGTGCTCGGACGAGAGGACGGGACCGTCGCCCCGGAACATCACCTGCGACCGCTCCAGGGCCACGGGGCTGTAGTCCATGCTGGAACGCCACGTCACGGGGCCCAGGCCGTACAAGTCGGCCTCCTGGTTCATGGCCGCGAGGGCCGGGACGAACTTGCCGACCTCGCGCAGCGTGGCGGAGAACTCCTCCGCGACCACGCGGGAGATGCGTTCGGCGTCGGGGCCCGCCATCTCGCGGGCCCTCGGGCGGAGCTCGACGAGGTTCGCCGTATCGGAGGAAAGGCGGAGGATGACGCCGGCCCGGTTCTTGATCACGGACTTGAGCCCGAGCCAGTTCACATTCGTGATGTTGCGCAGCCCGCTCTGCTTCAGCTTCTCCGGGTCGTACGGGAGAAACCCGTCGAACATCTTGCGGATCTTGCCCCGGCGCTCGGCGTCCTTGAGATCGTCATCGCGGAAATGGCGGTAGACCGCGCGCACCGCGTTCGCGTCGGTGAACCTCTTCCTCGCGGGCCGTCCGCCCTTCTCTATGACATGGTAGCCTTCAAAGCTCATCGGGTATGCCTCCAGCACGTCTCCGGCGCGCCGCCCCAGACCTTGTCGCCGGGCCCGTACTCGACCGACGCGAGCGCGGCCTCGTAGGCCCGCGCGCACCGGCAGATTCCGGAACCCTTGTCCTCCGGGACGGACGGGCGGCGACCATTAAATAGTAGCATAATCCGCTGCATGTGTCCAGTGCACGTGACGCAGTACTCGCGCGTGTGCTTCGGGCACGACAGGCAGACGCGCAGCCTCCGCTCGATCTCGTCGAAGGGGACGACGTGCCGGCCGGCCGCGGCCTTCTCGGCGTTCGCCATCGCCTCGCGGGGCATCACGTAGTCCGCGGCGCGGGAGACCGGGCCGGTGCAAAGGCTCGCGGCCTCGGGGATGCGGGGGCACATGTAGCCGGCGACCGCCTGCTCGACGGTGCCGGGTATGCCGTACTTGCGCATCAGGGCGCGGACCTTGGGCTCGATCTGCACGTACGTCGGCGCGGAGACCTTCTCCCCGTGGGTCTCGTAGAAGAAGCCGCCGCGGGGCGCGATGTTTACGTTGCGGAAAAAGTTAGGCATGGCCGCCTCCCTCCGCGAGCATCCGGCGGTAATCCTCGAGCCAGGCGGCGAGCTGCCCGTGGTCGCGCCCGCACGCGTCCCCCGCGCCGCACCTCCCGGCCACGTCCCTGGCGTGCGCTATCGCCTCGTCGAGCGACATGGCGCCGGCCGGCCGGCTTTCGGCGAAGCCTGCCAGCTCGTCCGGCAGCCGCCCGAGCACCCGGCCGGTATTGGCCTCCACCTGCACGCAGCGGTCGTCGAAAAGCTGGAGCATGGCGTAGTCTTTCTCGTGCGTCACCCCGGGGGCGAACCCGAGGTTCCGGTAGCACCACTCCTGGACAAACTCCCTGGCGCCCCAGTCCGGCTTCAGCGCCCAAGTCTGGACATCGGGGTCCTGGACGCACCAGCTGTGCTTGACGTAGGGGTTCGGGCGTGTCTCGGGAAGGGGGCGCGGGGACACGCGCGCGGTGACCACCTTTATCCGAAGCCCGATCTCGTGCATGCGCCGCGCCAGCCGGACCATGGGGGCCACCGGCGCCCCGATATGGTCGATGCCCCTCCAGCCGTCGTAGACGGCCAGCGTGCCGTCAAGGTCAAAGCCGTACCACCCGGCGACCCGGACCCCGTGCGTGTCGTTGGCCATCGCTACCTCCCCCTCCTGGCCTTCGCCCCCGCCATGCTGACCCGGGTCTTCTTCTCAAAGACGCCCGGCAGCTCGCCGGCGATCTTCTCGGCCTCGCGCTGCGCGTCGGCCGAGATGTCGGGCGCGTCCGGCTTTTCGGGCGGGGGCGCCTCCCTCTTGAGGTTCACAACCGGCGCCTTCGCCGGAGGCGGCGGGAACGGGGACTTGCCGTCCCGCATCGCGGCGTAGTAGAGGAACTCGGCGCGGGGCCTCATGCGGTGCGGGTCGAACCCGCCCTCGAACCACGCCTGCGCCCCGTTGCCGCGCGGGCGAAGCGGCTTCCCGGTGTACGCGCAGACGAACGGCTTGCCGGCGCGGAGGCCCGAGCGGCCGTCGGTGCGGTCCCACGCGGCGACCATCTCGGCACGCGTGGGGAACCGGTCCGTCGTCGAGTAGTCGTCCGGCGCGAAGAAAAGGGGCTCGCCTCTCTTCGGGACCAGCATCTTCACGCGGACGTCCTCGCCCGTGTAGGGGTTCTTCAGCCCGCGGAACGCCGGGCTTGTGACTTCCAGTATCGTGCTCATTTATGTCTTTCTCCCTCCTATTTGAACGTGAAACTGTCGTGGTAATCTATGAGAATAACAGACATTGCCGGGTCTGTCAAACTATAAACAAATTCCGTATACGTCCCATCGCCCGCCGGCGTCCCAAAAGCTATGGGCCAGACACCCTGTCCGAGCTTGCCATACGCTGGCTCAGGAATGTCATTAACTGAGTGCGAGACCGCCGTATTTCCGGAAACGACAAGCCCCCGCCACCGCGAGCCGCAATCTCCAGAAACAGAAAGCCCATACCGCACAACGTTTTCACCGGACAACGGCCAGTAGCAGCCGTCCCCACCTCCTGACAGCACCGGAGAATACTCCTCGGTCCTTTCCGACACAAGTTCACAAGTATCCAGCGCGACAAGGCCAGAAGTTCGCGTTTCCTCAAACTGGAAATGGTTCGACGTGTTATAATAAGGATCGACATCTAGCGGCTCCGTGTAAGTAAACTCTTCGCGGGCCACTTTGACTTCCCCGCAAGGGCCGTACCAGATTTCACTAATGGCCGCGGGGAAAACAAACTCCAAACTGTCGGACCAAAAATCAAAAGTGCTATATGTGCCAACAGAAACGCTTACGGCTTTATCACACGAGAATATCGGATACTGCCAGACCTCCGAAAAAACATCGTCAACGGTCGAATCGCTACGCACGTCCACCTGGAACGGCACTCTCTCTAACTTACCTGGGTCGGACACCTCCGCATAGTAATAGTCGTCACACGCGGCTGTTCTGGCCACACCGTCGAGAATTGATGGGTTGGGGACCTCGACAACTCTCCAAAACTGCGCAAATGAATCGCGATCATCCCTATCCGATTGAGTAACTAACGTCACATCATGGACGTCCTGACCCGAATAACCTCTAGACGAATCCGCCTCATCTAACTTAAAGTCGCTATGATCGCAGACACAGCGCCCCAACCGATCATCATACTGGCACTCCGTGGGGACACCAAAATATTTCGTTCCGTCAGACGAGGTATCATGCCGAGAGCTCCGGGTATACCCCCCGGAAAAAACATACGCCGAAGAACCGACACCATAAGAACAGGAGCTTAGCTCCGACCAATAGGTAGACGGATCGCCGACCAAATGCCATGGCGTGTCTTCATTGTTTTTATCAAAAACGTCATAATCCTCATTAACCGGATCGTAATCGGTCCGCTCCCCGTCGGCAACGCTATAATAAGACTCGTCGTAAACGCCGGAATCATGGCCATAAATGGTGGTCGCTTCCGCCTGACAACCGTTCGTACACTGACAAATGCCACTAACGTTAACGGTTCGGAAAAGCTTCAGCCAATGTCGGACCGTCCGGAAAAACCCAAGCAACTCCCCGGCGTTATCATCGGAAAACCCAAGATACCCGGGTCCTGGCAGAAAACGGTACAGCGGAAACTCTTCGTCCTTGCCTACAAAATTCGAATATGAGACAACAACGGGAAATGGACGTGGTTGGCGGGAGGCCAAACCCCAATTGACACCGCTGACTTTTAATTGAGTTTCACGGGGCAGCCTGTCCCACTCGGACACATACGAGCCGGACAACGCTTCAACAACGGACAGAACCTCCGAAAAATAAGAACCCGAAACGTACCCATCCGGCTGCACAGCTTCATCCACAACCCTGCGCAAAAGCCCTGATTCGCCTACCGCAACGATGCGCTCCGTCAAAGCTGTCTCTATGGCGAAAAACGCGGCCCGTACCCGAGGGTGGTCCCCGGAACGGAGCGACGAAAAATTATCGTCCCACAAAGCTCTAGCCTGTTCTGCCAAATCACTCATCAGTCGATAACCCTGGAAAAATCCGCGAGACAAACCCGCTGTGTTTGACTTCCAACGGTCAACCCATCATACTCCCACACAATATCTTCATCCCCTTGGTGGGAAAATTTCACAGGCCCTGTAGCCGTCCGCAAATCCTTATCGGCAACAAACTCTCCAATAGACCACACATTCCCGGACAACACGGCACGACCACAACGAGTTCTCTCAACATCCATCTCAAAAACTTGCCCGTCTTGCGAAAACCGAGGATTCCCCACGGCAATCCGAGAAGGTCCGCCCCAACCATCCGCCGCCCCCGAATACACCCCGGCAACCGAATCTAACCCCTCCTCTGTTCGCTCTAGCCGGGGATAGTTGTATGTAGCCTTTAATGGTTCTCTCCCTTCACTGTTTTTCCCCGCCGGCTGCAACGTCAAAGCTAAAGAAAGACCGGAAAGACCGGACACCGGAAAAACGGGAAAACCCGAACTGCCTTCTAATTCCCACCAAGAATCCCCGTTTTCTGAACCGTCTGCTCTTCTATAATAGTACGGAACCTTAAGACCAGAAGTAGTATACAACATCCGGGAAGCAGCCCCCGGAACAGAATACAAGAAACGATTGCCGTTTTTATAGACACCACTCCCAAGAAACTCCCGATAAAACGGCAGAACACGACCATCGATACTTACCCCGGGCAACAACCGATTCGCTTTCACGATCCAACAATCCCGACCATCGGAACATAATGCCAACGTCTGGTCGTTGATGTTGCCCCACACGCGGAAAAACCTGTTACCACCAGTCTCTATCCACAAGTCGTCCATCAATGCGACCCCCCAACGACACGGACAAAGCCAACCGCGGCCGCGAGCTCACCGGGCAAGGAGAGCCCGTCGCCATTGCAAAATGGAAGAAGCACCGTCGCTTCTTTCGTCTCTCCACCCTCTTCGTAATGCCCGGTGAAAACGACAGGACCTCCAGTCACCCCCATCAATATCAAAGCGCCGCCTCCACCGCCTCCGTTCCCGCCCACGGTCTCGGTGGTCACGCCGGGGCCTTCGCCCAATTCGCTGTCGAACGAATCGAGCCGGTCTTCCAGATCACCAATCCTGTCCCTGAGCGTCACGTCGATCATACGAGTTTCTCCAACGCCTTCTCGATACCCCTTACGTCGGACGTGGCCAAATCGCCCGATTCGACTCTGGTCCAGTCCATCGTCAGCACCCAGGGGCTGTACCCTCTCAACACGTAAAGCCGGTGGCCGAGGATCGTGGTGAACAGCCCGATCTTGTGGGACTGCATGACGAGCGGCTCGTGCGACGTGGTCTTCCGCTCGGCCCAGTCGCGCGCGTCGCTCATGGACTCGAACAGTTTCTCGTACTCGATCCGGGCGTACACGGCTCGCTTGGTCACGTACTCGCCGTTCTCGCTCTCGCGCTTGTATTCGGTGGTGAACTCCGGATATTTCTTGAGGCTCGTCGACAGGATGTCGGACTTGATCTTGCCCACGTTCTTCACCCGGACGTACTCGCCGTCCTCAAGCCCGAAGTCGTTTTCGGAAACCTGAAGCTGGCCATAGACCTCTGAAGTCGTTTCACCGTCGCCGCCGCGAAGATCCTTCCAATACCCAAGTCTCTGGTTTCTCCACTTCTTGACTTCGTATTTCCGGCCGCGATAGATGTAGTCGTAATCGAGGTCCCACTCCACGGCCGTCCGGGTCTCGGTCTCCCCGTTGAACCTGCCGCCGTCGCTCAGGGACCAGTCCGTCCTCACGATCTTGCCGCGGGTGGCGTCGGAAAAAGCAACATCCCCGGGAGCCTTATCGTCATACCGGACGCGATCGGAAGACCTGATCTCGAACCGGGTCTCCACATGCCCGTGCCGATCGTCCTGCACGTTCTCGTCGAGATAGCCTTCCGTGTACTCCCACGAGCCTGTCTCGTTCTGCCTGCCGGAGACGGAATAGGTATGGCCGTTTCCGGCGGATTCGGCCGTCTTGTCGGGCACATCCGGGACAATCTCCGTGTCCGAGTGCCGGTGCTCAAATACGGTGTTGCTGTCCGAGAACGCGATCTCGAACCCGTCGCCCTTCTCGAGCCTGGTGACGGACGCGTCAAACCGGCCGCCCGGCGTCATGCGGGCCTGGGACGAGTCACCGACATTCAGCACGTCGGCAGAGTGGTCGTCCGGCGTGTTGCGGTACACGGTGGTCACGACCACGCCCTGAAGCGTCTTGCGCTTCTCGATCCACATCTGCGGGATTTCGTCGACATCTTCCTCGGTCACGTCCCACGTGCCGACATCGGTCTGGCGGGAGCTGTGCCTGTAGTGCCTGCCACCGCCCGCCCGGGGGGCGTCCGCCCCCGGGGCGTTCCTGTTTTCCGTGCTCGACGTCAAGCTCTCGAAGACCGTGGTCTCGGTCCTCCTGGCGATCTCGCCGACGTCCTTGGGCGATCTTTTCGTGAAGGACCCGCTGAACTTGCCGCCGGGGGTCATGCGGGCCTGGGAAGACTCACCGACTTCGGTGACGTCATTCGCATGGTCGCCGGGCGCGTTCTGGAACACGGTCGTCTCGAACACGCCCTGGAGGGTGACGCGCTTCTCGCGCCACTGTCGTTCCGGGAGCTCCGTGATTTCACGAAGGGTCGTGGTCACCACGCCGTAGTCGTCGACGGAGCTGTCCTTGACATAATATTTACCGCCGCCCGCGGAAGGCGCATCGGAGGAATCGGCCCTATCCCCGGCTCTGACCGTGACGTCGTCATGCCTATGCTCGAAAACAGTGGTTTCGCAGTGCGCGCGGTCGGGCCGGCCGAGAGGCTCGACCGTCACGACGGTCACGTCCCGCGATCCGCCGCGGTTGGTCGTATGCCTCTGGGTCCCGATGCCCGCGGGCTCCTCCGCGGAACGGGAGACGTTCCTGTCAGTCCTTGTCGTGATCACGGCCTTGGCGGTCTTGCGGATCTCGACCTCGGCGCCTTCGACGGGAACCTCGACGACTGTCTCGTCCGTCACCACGACGGAACCATCCTCGTTCAGGCGCGCGTCGCGCTTGCGGTACGTCCCGCCGCCGGCCTTCTCGACGTGGCCCTCCGGGACGTCACCGGCCGGAGCCACGGACACGCTCGTGTCCCCGTGCTCGAAAACCGTCCTGCTGCACCCGGAACCTGCCTCGATCTTTTTGCCGGACTTCTCAAACTCCTCGACGGTGACGTTGTACAAGCCGCCTGGCGTCTTCTCGACGGTCATCGCCGTTCCGATGTTCTCACGGGAATACCGCGGCGCGGCCGGAACCTTGTCCGTCTGCGTGTCCGTGACGGAGTGCCTGACCCCGCGGAGACGGACCTCCCAGGACTCGCGGGACGACTTGACCTCCTTCTCCGTGCGGGTCTGCGTCGTCTGCGTGATGGCGCCCTCGTCGTCCATCTCGGTCCGGCGGGACTTGACCACGCCGTTCTTCCCGCTGTCCTTGACGTGATCGTCGGGGCCGGGGACCGAATCAAGCCCGGATCTAGTCAAAGCGTGCTCGTGCTTGTAAAGATCCTCCTCGCACGTCTCGCCCACGCTCTGCGAAACTCTCTCGAACTTGATGGTCGTGTTGTCGTACAGCCCGCCGTCGGTCTTCTTCACGACGGCGCCGTTGCCGGGCGCCAGACCCTCTATGGCGGCGGGCACCGCCTGGTTGCGGTCGAGCCGCTCAATGCGGCTGCCGCGACGGCCGACGGTCACCTGGACCACGGCGTCCTTGACCGGAAGCTCCGTGCGCACCGACTTCGACGTGGAGAACGAACCATCCGGCTGGAGCTGGTCCTGGTGCCTCTCGATTACGCCGCCGGCGGCCGCCGGAGCCTCGCCGAGCGGCTCCGCCTGCCCGATCCTCTCCTGCGAGTGCTCGTGCTGGAACTGGGTCTTCTCGCAGCCCTCGCGGACCGTGGCGGACTTCGACTCCGTCCACTTCGCGGTGATCTTGAACGTGCAGTCGGCGTTCTCCTGGCGGACGACCTCGCAGACCACGCCGTCCTTCGAGCCAGGCTTGGGAATGTCGAGACGCGCGCCGGTGTTGTCGACATAGCGCCCCGAGCCGTCCGTGTAGACGTTGTCCCACGTGTCGGAACTCTCGCGCGCCGTCGCGGTGTCGCTCGAGACCGTCCGGCCCGCGTGCTGCGTGACCGCCGTGCGTTTCACGAGCGCATAGTCGAAGGTCCCGTCGTCCTTCCGCCCGACCTGGGCGAGCTGCCACGTGACGCCCTGCTCCGCGGGCGGAAGCGGGACGGGCTCCGCCGCGTCCCAGTGCCACTCGGTGACGACCTCCTCGGAACACGACGCGCTCGTCGACGCGGAATACAAATCGTCCTCCCGCGTCGATATGAGGTCCTGCACGAGCGTGTAGGTGCCGTCCGGCCTGCCGGACTGGGTGTTGACGGTCTCGCGGTCGTCGCGCTGCCACGCGGTCAGCGTGGGCCGGTACTCGTCGTCGAGCTCCAGGCCATTGAACACGAGCCCGCGGTACGGCGCCTTGGACACAAGGTAGCGGATGCCCTCGGGCACAAACGCCCACGGGATGCCCTCGACGAAACGCCGTATGCGCACGGGCAGGTCCTTGCGCTCGCCCGTGCGCACATTAAGCCGCTGGCGCCTGGACATGACCTGGAGGCGCCACTTGCCCTCAAGCGAATCTATCCACTTGCGCGCTTCGGATTGTGATACGACGTCCGACATGATTACACCTCCAGAATACACGAAAAAATTCCGCAAGTCAAGTTTCGGCGAATTCCAGCTCGTAGCCATCGCCGTCGAACGCGTCGACGCCGTCCGTCGGGTCAGGCATGTACACGGCCGGCGCGACCGGCTCGGGGGACACCAGCGCGGACGGCGGAGGCGGGACGATGAATCCGAACGGCGGCAGGCCGATCCGCTCCTTGACCGCCAACGCGGCCAGCGCGCAGGCGTCCGCCTCGTCGGGCGACTTCTTGAAAATGCGCGACTTGAACTGGTCCTTGGGCTCGAGGCGAAGGGGGAACGACGTGGACGTGGTCCCGGCCTTCACGGCGTACCGCCGCTCCTCCAGCGCCCGAAGCGCCTCCGCGGGCAACCCGCGCACCTGTCCGGCGCGGCAGAACTCCGCGAGGACGCACCACGCCTCGGTGCCGCGGTCGTAAATGGTCTCCTTCGCGGGGCGGGGGTCGTTGGCGCGAAGGGGCAGGTCCGAAGCACGGGCCGAATTGTTCACGGGCAGCACGTCCGCGCCCGCGTAGATCATCAGGTCGTCGGCCAGGCCCTGGTTGGCGGAGGCGTCCACCGCCGTGTTGCGGAAAGGGGCCTCGTACGGCTGGCGCATCATCGCGATCGTCTGGTCCCGCATCTGCTGCACGGGCGGGCGCGGGTCGGACGCCATGATCTTGAGGTAGGACAGCCCGCCCGTGAAATCGAGGATGTTCCGGCCGAAGGCGTCGCGGACCACGCGGACGCGGACGCGGCAGGCTCCGTCGCCGCCCTCGGACCACGCGGGGTCGATGCCGGCCGCCACGGCCACGATCGCGGACGGGTCGCACTCCATTGGCTCCATCACCTGGTTGCGCTGGGCGACGGCCCTGTCGAGGACCGTGGGCAGCGCGTCGCCGGAGGGCACGGGGAACCCGCGGATCATCTTCCATATCTGCGGGGCGTCGGCGTTGCCGTCCGCCTCGCGGAGCGCGGCGTCGATCTCCTCCTTGCTGAGGAGATACGGAAAGGTCTTCCGAAGCGAGGGGTCAAGGACGCACGGGGACTTGAACCCGTCGTGATGGCGGACAAACGCGCCAAACGTAGACCGCCAGCAACCGGTGTCGACATTGACGGAATCAACGCCCTTTTCCGGAATGCAGTACTGGCACGACGGGTTGGCCCAGGACTCGGGGTTGGCGAGACCGATGAACTTAAAGCTCTTCGTGCCGACCCGGAGGTTGGTCATCGCCGTCTTGATCTCCTGGTGCTTCTCGATGGTCGCAAGCTCATCGACCACCAGGCGGACATACTGCGCGTGGGCGCCCTGAAGACGGCCGCCCTCCTCGAGGGCGCGGCCCTGTATGCCGGCCTTGTCGCCAGCCGATTCCGGGTTGTCGGCGTCCGCTTCGTTCTGGAGGGCGAACCCGACCTTCGACATCTTGCCGGGGACGAGGAACTGGGCGTTTGCCTTGACCGCGGCAAAGTACTTCTCAAGGGAGTCCCAGATGCGGGACCGCAGGTCGACCTTGGTGGTCGAACCCACCAAAGTCACGGTGTCAAAGGGGTCGACGAGCCAGTCCAAAAGGATGAGATAGGCATAGTCGTTGGAGTTGTGGGTAACGACGAAATTCCTTATCGGGAAAAGCCCGTGGGTCTCGTTGCCTTCCACGTCGTGGTCTTCGATAGTTATGCACCGCGTCTCCCGTGGATAATCGGCGCGATTCTCGACCGGTCTGACGGACATGATGCGACGCCAGCCAACCCCTTTAGCCGCCTCGCGAATCCGATTGCGCTTTCGGGAAAGCTTGAACCACCGGCGCATAGTCTCGGCGGGAACACCGTGCGGCCTCACGGTATAGGCAGTACGGCAGGAAACACGAACACCGTCCTTTTTATACCCGGACGGATGAACCGCAATCGTAACGCTTGCCCCCAGGGATTCGAACAAAGTCTTAACATTGTCAGCCAAACGACGTGATACCGTCGTAAACGACACTTCGCCGAGCGCGCTGACAAAACCATCCGTGTCCAGCAGCCCGGCCAGCAAATCCTCGCGAACCGAAACGGAATTAACCAGATACTCTCCGGGGATAAACTTGTCGGCGGAGCAGGACCTGTACAGCCCCAAGGTCTTTAATGCGGAGACATACCGGTTCCTGACCTTCGACCCAGGTTCTTTTACAATCATATAGCACGTGTGGCTGTTCCCCACGCGTTTCAAATTATACCCCGGCGTGGCTATGCTCAGCCGTCGTTGAATCTCGTCTCTAACTTCAACATCATCCACACGGGAAGTCAGCAATATAGTGCCAGTTAAAGACCCGTCCCCGATAAGACACCCTAAAACGTACGGGTCAACGGGGGTATCTTGCGCGTCAAACTCGACGGGGCTGACCAAAGGTACGGCTGGCTGCCTACGACGAAACGACGCCTCTCCCCACTTAGCGAGCTGCCTGGTAGGGACCGTCCGGTAAACCCAGCCAGTAACGCCCCGTCGGGTTTTACGTGGCCCCTCCCGCCGAACACGGCCCCAATACCGTATCATCCACAAATGATCGCCGCCGCAAACCACCGTGGTGCCATCCTTGAACGTGACATTATACAGCGGGTGGTCCAGGTGGTCGTACACCCCGCGCACCCGGACAGGGTGCCCGGTAGCGGCCATTATGGTCGACCCGGAAACAACCTCGCGGATCGTCCCGACGTGGTCTGGAAAATAGACCGGCTCGTCAAGCAAAACCTCTTTGCCACTGGACGCGCACCCCCAAGTGACAACAGTGTTTTCCATGACAAAATCATGGAAATGCTGCTCTGTCCAGGGAGAAACGCGGAAGAGCCGGTCCCCCACGAGCGAACGGGCGGTGTCGAGTAGGGGAACCCAGGGATCCTTGAACTCGACACCGTACTCCTCACGGAACTCGCGCCATTTCTTCGCGACCGTCAGGTCTATGAACTGGTCGGCCATATCGGCCGGCCAGTCCACTCCATGCCTTCGCTTGTACTGGCCCATGACAGTAGACTCGCCGGAATGTTAAACGCTGGGGGCCGTAGGACCGGTGGCCCATACGTCTGTGCGCGTAGACCCTCTGGCCATGCCACGGGGCCACGTGACATCCACGCCGATGGTCATCGTGTACGGGTTCACGGTAAACTCCAGGAAAACATACGCGGGGCTCTGCCCAACCAGCGCAGTGGCCAGCGCAGCGTTCCTCGTGAGATCAACCCAAACGGACCCGCCCCCCAGGCAGGAAACCGGCACCGTATAACTGGTCGTCGTGGACGAGTGGCTTGCCGACTTGACCGTGTAGTCAAAGAGGTTTCTGGCGCTCTCCCCCGACCTGCCGAAACCAAACTGGACCCAAAAACTGGACGCTTCCGAAAAATTGGAAATGACGAACAAAACCCCCAGCTTCTGGACAGCCGAAACCTGACCGGGGTACCGGATATCCAAGTTAAGCCCGCTATTGCCAACGGCCGCCGCATCCGCGTAAACCGTGGCGAGCTTCCCGGACCCGCCAAGATCGACGACCCTCCATTCCGCCGACGGCCCGGTGGCGTTGACGGCCGGCCCCGTCACGAACAACATCGTCGCCTCCCCCGTCGGGCCCTGGGGGCCCGTCGGGCCTTGACTCGGCCCCGTTGGCCCCACCGGGCCTTGAGGCCCGGTCTCGCCAGTAGGCCCGGTCTCGCCAGTAGGCCCCGTCGGGCCTGTAACCGTACTGGCTGCGCCAGTAGGCCCGGTGACGCCTTGAGGCCCAGTCGGACCCTGGGGCCCAGTATCGCCATCCACGCCCGCCTCTCCCGTCGGGCCCGTCGGGCCGTCACCCCCGGTCGGCCCCAAAGGACCAGCCGGACCGGGGACGGTGCTCGCGGGGCCAGTAGGCCCAGTCGGTCCAAGCATCCGGCCAACCACGTCCCATGTCCCGTTGATCAGCCTGTATACGTTGCCTGTGTCGACGTCCCACCAGAAATCACCCTCACGGCCGGATTGCGTGCCTCGCCCGTACCCCCATCTCGTGCCGGTCGGGCCCGCCGGCCCGGTCGGTCCGGGAACCGTGCTGCCCGGCCCGGTGGGACCGGTCACGCCCGGTCCGGTGGGGCCGGTCGGCCCGGGAACCGTGCTGCCCGGCCCGGTGGGACCGGTGGGGCCGACGTCACCTTTGGCGCCGGTCTCGCCGATTTCGCCGCGGCGTCCAGTCGGACCCGTCGGTCCGGGAACCGTGCTGGCCTGGCCCGTGGGGCCGGTCGGCCCCGTGGGGCCCGTGCCGCCGGTCGCGCCGGTCAAGCCCGTCGGGCCCGGGACTTCGCTGTCGGCCCCCGTCGGCCCGGGCACATTGCTGTCGGCGCCCGTGGGCCCGACGGGGCCGGTCCCCCCTTCGGGGCCCGTGGCGCCGCGTGGGAGCGTCAGGTTGAGGACGTACCCGCCGGAGGGGCCCGTCACGAGACTGGCGGACGCGGAGTCCCCGCCGGTGACCGACCCGATGGCGATCCCGAACTTGGAGACCGCCTCGGCGAACGCGTCGGTGAAATCGTTGGACGAAAGCCCCTTGCCCGCCTCCTTGTCGACCTTCCGCTGGAGCAGCTCGTCGACCTGGGCGGCGGTGTAGTAGCCGCCGGTCGGGCCGGACGGGCCGCCCGGGGAGAACGGGCGGACGTGGAACGGGACCGCCGTGTCGACCAGCGTCCGGGACGCGTCCCCGGCGACAAGGCGGACCGACGTCAGGTCCGGACGGTCCGCGCACAGGTCGGCGACGAGCCCGGTCGCGAGGCCGAGGACACCGCGGCGCAGCTTGGAATACCCCTCGGGCTCCCCGAACGTGTCAACCGAGGCGAACGGGACCCGCGCGTTGGCGTCGGCGTAAAGCTCCAGCTTCAGGGACGCGGTGTCCAGCTGCGAGAGCTCGTCGGCGGAAAGGCGCGAAAGGTCGAGGACAAGGGGGTTGTAGGTGTCGCCGGCGCACAGCGCGTGCACCTCGCGGAACGTCGCGGACAGTTCTACAGGGTCTACGAAGATCGTAAGCTGCATGGTCTATCTCCCCGGAATGAGGTGGTCGAAAAGTTGGATGACCTGCGGGCGGTACCCCATCAGCACGCAGACGATGAGGACCACGCCGAGGACTAAGATGACAATCTGGTTGCGGCACAGGAAGATCAGCCTGTAAAGCCCCGCGCGGCTGTTCCCGCCCTCCAGCTTGTCCCTCATGAACAAATAGCAAAGGTTGAAAAGATTCTGGGAGTTGGCCTGGAGCTTCTCCGGAAGCGTGAGCCCATTGGTCCCGTCCCGCGTCTCCTCCAGTATCTTCAGGTAGTCGTCCTGGTCGCTGAGGGACAGGAGCTTGGACGTCTTCAGCGCGCTGGACAGCGTGTCGTACCGATTCTGGACGCTCAACGGAACCGACATCCCCAAACCCTCCTACGCCCCGACGGGCACCCTGCGGGACTCGGCGTATGCGCCGCGGACGCTCTCGACGATCCTGTCGAACTCGTCAACGTCGATAGTGAACTGGCACGGGGGCACAGACCCCCCGAGACCGATCTCCTTCACGCTGAACCGCACACCTTCCTTCCCGACGGATGCGCGCAGCGCGGCGACGACCTCCTCGAAGGTCTCCGGCGACGCGGCGATGGCGTCCACGATTTTTAACGTGGCCGCCGGCAACACCGACGTGACGAGCTTCTCCGCGACCGCGGGGTTCGTTTCCGCGAGACTCACGGCCGCGACGGAGACCGCCTTCGCCACGCCGTACTTGGCCAGACGGGGAACTATTGCCTTCCCGTACCACCGGACGACCCCCCGGACTATGGATTCCCTGTTCACTATCTTGTCCTACCTTTCCTGGGCTGTTACGCTGGTCCGGCGGCGCGCCCCCTTCACGGCCTTCGCCGCATATTTCCCGATTATGACGCTGTCCGAAACCATGAGAAGATTATACCAAATCGGGGCCCGGTCCGCAACACCCCGGCGATGACCGCCAACACGCCCGGAACGCGCCCCGAAACTCATTCGCCGGGTCCCGCGGGTGGAGGCTCACATTGGGGTGCGCTCCCCGCGGGGGCGGACGGCCCAGTTTGCGGGCACTGTGTCCCCGTCCCTTTCGGAGGGCGCCATGGCCTCTATCTCCGCGGCCAGGGACGCGGGGCATATGAACACTCCCGGGCCCGACACATTGTCGAACCAGATGCTTGTTGGGGCATTGTCAGGGTCGCCATCCCAGGCAAATGTCTCGAACCCCACTGATACGCGGGACAACCGTGTACAGCTGTCGAACATTCCTTGATAGCACCCCTCCGCAAGCTCCTTGGCGGGAAGGTACGGGGCCGATACCAAATTGTCACAATACGCGAACATATTTGCGTAGCAATACTCAATTACGTTCGTGGCCGGCAGGTCCGGTGCGCGCACCAGCCCCCAGAAGCTATTAAACATGTCGCCGAGGATTTGAGACGGCAACAGGTGACGAATGGGTTTCTCGCCGTCAAGTAGGCTCATTACGCTGCCGTAGGCCGCAAACCGGCCCTGCCCGTTCTCGTTTTGAAAATAGACGTTAGTATCGAACCTTGGATTTCCGCCCGGACCGGCCTTAAACCATACCGAATCTCCCGCACGTGGCATCGTAAATGTCTTATCGTCCAGTTCCTCCCAGTCCACCCGGTTGGTGGACCAGTAGACGCCACCATCAAGATTTGCACTGTCGTAGTCGACATTGAACGAAGCCCCGTCGTCCAGGGCCATGAGGGAAAGAACCCAGTCGTCACCCATGTCCTCAAGCGCGGCGATACGGGATTCAAGTCCCGCTATAATGCGGTCCATGCCGGCGGCACCCACGCCGCTGTCCCGCAGGCCCCCGTTCCCGTCAAGCTCCACGAAATTCCCGGCCGGGCCCGGCACCGAAGGGTACGACCCCGTCGGCCCCCGCGGGCCGGTGGGGCCGACGGGGCCGGGGGGGCCGTGGAGCGCGTTGACGAAGAC